ACCTTCTATATGCACGTTGTCATCTCCCGGATCAGCACTACCCCCCACATGAAGGCCGCCATTGATGGCTACTTTTGCTGCCGGAGTTGTAAATCCGAAACCAGTAGCAAGAGCAGTTATTTCTAAATAGTCATTAGCATTATCAAACACTATCTGGGGACTACCATCACTAACCCCAATTGAGCCATCAGCAGGTAAAACAACATTACCTGTCGTTGTAACGGTTCCACACCCTATCGTTCCCACACTCGTCAAATTCTGGGAATTAAAATCAACTGCTCCCGAAGCTGCTGCAAGAGCTGCCTGGACATTAGCAAAGTCAGTAACATCAGCCCCGGATTCGATACCGTCTAACTTCCCAGCATAGGCCGATGTCATGTAACCATCTAGGGCATCTGTTGCCGCCTGAGTCGCTATCGTATGTTGAGCAGAAGTAAGATGATAGTACTCACTCGTAGTCCCGCCCTGAATGCTCGACAAATCGTTGTGGTCGATAACTGGAGAAGGAATAAGCGGCGTCTGGTTAATCATCTCGATTCGACGAAATGCTGTCGTACCACCGTCGATAATAATTCTTCCGATCAACGCACCAAACGTATCCACGAGATCGGGAAGGGAGGGAACCGTGGAATCCTCGATGTTCCCAACGTTATCGTCGTCCTGGCCATAGACCACAAAAACGTGTCCATCATCAGGATGTACAAATACCCAATCGCACTTATATCTGTTGCAGGTTTTGAGTCCGTCAACAGCATCAGTTACATCGTTGTAGTTGTCCACATCTATGTACTGTTGATCGGCAATGTAATGCCAGGCACCATCGTAATAAAGTGCATAAGTAAATCGGTCTGTTCCTGAGCTATCCCAGGTAGAAAAACTTGTCTTATTAATTCCCCTAAAGAAGTGTCCTGAACTAATAACAAAGGTTTTATCTCCATTATCACTAATGTTTATCTCAGAACACATTTCCCATTCCCTGAGATGCCCTGCTCTGTGGTGCAGTCTTGCTACGCCATTAAAAAGCCTATACCCACCATTAGTGTAATGAAACGTATCATCCGATTCTTTCAACACTTTACCAATGTTGATATCCGTCTGACCATTAGCAGAAGAAGCAGAAACGGCAGCAATAGGAGAGCCGCTATTCCACTGAATCTGCACAAAGTAGGAAGTGTCTGCACTGGCAAGTGCTATATTGTCCGTTTCACTGACAGAATACTTCCGAAGCACACCAGAATCAGAGGCAGTAGTTCTAAGCAGAACCGTACCAGCAGTTACCTTCGCAGTGCCTGCATTCGTTCCAGCAGAAATAGTACAACCAGACAGAACTTGTGGCGAGAGCGGGCCATCCACGTAAGCAGGGTTATTCGCAATAGCAGTGTCTTCGACCGTGAGGGTTTTAGAGGCAGCAGAGAAAGTGAGTGTGCCACTATGACCATCACCAATAGTAAAACCTTCGTTCAATGTCAGCTGATTAGCTTGACCAAGAGCCTGAAGCGTGACGTCATAACCATCAGCGACTGTGAGATTCTCATTTAATGTCAAAGAGCGTGTTCCACCACCAACGAGAAGGTTGAGAACATAATCTGCCGAAGCATCCTCGTTCCACTTAAGCTGCAAAGTATTAGAAGCATCAGCGTCGTCCAACTTCAACGAGCCGACAGTTATAGCCCCAGTAATGTCTGCGTCACCAGTAACGTCGAGGTCTCCACCAACGCTAAGGTTGCCCTCGATGTCTGCAGCACCATCTGTTGTCAGGGCCTGCTGAGTCTTACCACTGAAGTCACCATCAGCGTCATCAATGTCATCAGTATCATCGTACAACGCAGGTCCGTAGGAACCAACGTAAATCTTCTTTAGCGCCATCTAACGCTCCGGGGTTATCTTCAAGCCCTTTTTCGTCTTAGGACTTATGAACTTCTCTCCATATCGTTGAAGCAAAGGCTTCTTTTTCTTCTTTGGTATCGCCTCTATAGGCAAATCAGAAGGAAAGCCGACTTCAGGGCTAGCCATTCTATTCACTACCTTTGTAGCAAAGGGCTCTCCGGCCTTCTCCCTCTCCATATAGACCTTCTCCAAAGAACCTGCCTTCTTGACTTCCCTTCTCGTTATCGGTCTCGAAGGGCCTTGATTGTGAACAAGGCTTGCCTTGCTCTTCTCATACATCTTAACAACCCTAGGCATATCTCCAACCCTCGACTATAGGTTCAGCTTCCTCATAAAGCTCCTTATACTCATCTTCAGGATCCTCAAAATCAGGAGGCTCAAAATACCTACCTCCAAGCTCGAGCATCTCAACAATGTAAGCCACTGCATCCATGATGTCCCAGAGCTTGGAGCGTGGAAAGCTCAGCAATTGTGCTTCAAGTCCAGCACAACACGTCTCGTTGTGATAAACGTAGCCTTGACGATAATAAGGAACCAACGCCGCGACACGCTTCTCTTTGCCTTCACCCTTAGTGCCCTTAACTCCGCCGCGTGCCTTGAGCTCGATGAGCTCCATCACTGAAGATCCACCGCGTTTCATCATCTCGTTTCTGATCGGCTGAGTGACGAACTCATTAAGCGATGTGACTTCAACGCCGAACACACGAACCTTAAAACGAGCACACATCTGGAACATCTCGTTGTAAAGCTCGTCAGGATACATCCTCCTTGACACGATGTCCCGAACATAAAGCCTGGCACTCTGACGGTCAATCCCGATACAAACGACAGCACTTTCGGCCGAGTGCAGCTTGACCGTCTTAGCTGGATCAACGATCACCACATTCTCAAGTTGGTGTTTGATCTTAGAAAATTCCGTATCCGTTTCCGAATACGATTTAAAATACTCTTGCTTAAAAGTCGCATCCTCAGTAGATACGGGTAGGTTGCGATACTCACGGTAAAAGACATCGAGCTGACTGCGTCTCTTATGTGATTCATAAAGCTTACGGACTTTAGCATCCGACATAAAGCCTGGCCAATTAGATCTAAGATTGTCGTCACAAAGTTCAAGCCGAACGCTATACCAATCAGGATCGTCAAGCAAGTTCTGGAGTAAGCTGTCCTCGTGGAGTATAGTCCCGACGACAACAATCTTCCAATCTTTCCTGGCACGGTTAATCGAATTACAAACATCTGAAAACCACCACTCCTTGAGGTTTGCTCGAAGCTCTTCGTTTCGCACGGCCTCAGGGTCTTCGATATCATCCCCGATGATTAAGTCAGGCCGATACTTGTCAAACAAGATCCCACGAATCTGCTGGCCTGCACCACGTGGCATGACCATTGTACCAGATTGTGTTATCCATTGTTCCTTAGAGAACGAGTCGCTCTTTACCGGGCCAAATAGTTCTTTAACAACCAAATTGGTCGCAAGCTCTCGCTTGAGGTTCTCACCATCCATTACTGCCTTAGTCGCTGTTGCACTAATAGGAACGATGAACTTCTTCTCCCGGAACAGAATCCGTTTAGCAGGATGTGCAATCGTGTCAATCGTGGTCTTTCCAAAGCCACGCGGCGCAGCGATAGCAGCTTGTTGGATCGAGTCATCGTCCAGAACTTTGAAAATCTCTTCATGTAAATCAGAAAACGGAAGCCAGAAGCGTCCAGGGAACAGCACCCTAGCACTGATGCGAGTACTTGCGTAGCACTGCGCCATGATGTCCTTGATTTCTGGATCGTCTTTCAGCCTAACATCTGTTTCCATCATCGATCTTCCGTTCGATCCTCCTGAAACCTTCTTGCATCGTTTCTTTTACAGCCTTCATGCTGGTTTTAACTTCGCCGATTTCCCTATTCTGAGCGTCCAGTTTGTCAAATATCTTACCAGATGTCTCACTAGCCTTGTCTTCGGTTCGCGTGATGCGGCCGTTAAGAAACCTGAACGCTGTCGCTCCGATAGTAATCATGGCTGCAGCTCCTCCTATCTCCGTCCACATAACGGCCTCGAATTAACTCCTGATCTTGCGAAGCAACATAGTTACGTCGACATCGCCACCAGAAGAGCCACTCAAACTCGGTCGAACATAACGTGGCAGATACGTACAAGGCTTGCCTCCAGCGGAGGTCAAGGTAAGCGCGGTGGTTCCATCTGGTGCTACCAACGAGAAATAGTTCGTCCCATCGTTCGAGCCTTGGAACGTAAGCGTCGCCGAGTTGAAAGTACCTGTCGCCTGAAAGATTACTTGGCTTACCCAATCAGCGATCTCGAAAGGCTCTCCAGTGTCCCCGCAGGTGATAGTCTCCCACAAGACCTTCACCAACTGCCGCCCGGTTATGTGCGTGATTGCACTACTGATTACTGACATATCACCTCCACTTCGTTCATTAAATGAACATAGTTAACTTGTCAGATTGTTTTTCTTCTCATAAGTCCTTGTCGCTGCCAGCCCAAGCAATGCCATCACAAGCGAGATCGCTTGACCGACTTCGATCGCAGGCATTTCGCGACCAGGAAAGAAGAACTCCAACGTCGGACCAACGATCCATCCCCACGCTAACGCCATCGCACAAATCCATCCGATTGCAGGACGCCAGCCAGCAACGAACAACGTGCGGTGACCGGCCTCAATCTCGTTGATTTTTGCCTGCCACTCGTCAGGTTTCTGCTGGATCTTCATACGAAGAATCCCAGCAGCCTGCTTTTCCTCCGGTGTCTCGACAAATCGATCGACTGCGTCTGCAATGCCAGTAGCAGCAGAACTAATGCCACCGCCAAGTAACCAGCTTAAGATTCCCATTTTGGTCTCCTTATGGATAAACGATCAAAAGTCCGCGGTAGTTTCTGCAATCTATATGAAGCCAGGTGATTTTCTTTCTGTGGCTGGACTTCTCAATGCAAGTAATCCAATGAAAATCCTCTCCGGCCTCAATATCTGCCCAGATCTCCTCGACAGTGCACTCAATAGGAACTAAGTCCAGTGCACGCCCGAAACGGTGCTGAGATCGCTTTGCTCCAACGGCGCACCAAGTAGGTCGCCAGCCACGGAACTGATGATCACCGCCCCACCACCAAGTATTAGCAACCATCTTGCCATAACGCTCTCTTATTAAGTCCCCAGCTTTCAAAATTCTAGGATCAAAGAGCCACCAGATTTGGTCGAGCTTCTCATTTCTTTCATAGAGCTTGTAAGTTGCTTTTGGCACTAGTTCGTAAGGCTCGAACCAATTAGGCGTGTAGTCCATCACTCGGCTTCCACCTCCGTGACCTCACCTTCAACAACGAGGCCTGACTTCAATCCATCCTCAACAGCACGTCGCTTGATCTCATCGATTTCGTCGCTCGTGTAATGTCCATGAACGATCGCTCCCTTGATATTCTGAACTGGGCCGAATCCGGAACGAGCAAGCATAGTATTGGCCTCTTTCGCCCTTAGCCCAATTCCGATAGGGACTCCATCGACCTCACCGCTAATTATGTCCTCAAGTAGCTTTAACGACTGCGGAGCGTTCTCACGAATACGTTTGGCCAGGTCGAGTGTCTCGGCGTCACGTGCACCCTTCATGATCTCGAGCTTCTCACGCACGATCGGAGAGTTACGAGTGTAAGAAACGGTCGCCTCGCTTATGTTGAGATCCTTGGCAATGTTAACTACCTTCTGCCCGATCAAAAGTCTTCGAACGATCTCATGATGGATCTCCCACATTTGGCTAACCTCAAACGTGCGCTTTTTGTCAGGTGCAACCCTACGCCCATCCGGACCGCGATTGCCGTTGTAGTACTTCTCCTTCGGTGGCTTTGGCGCGTGGATAAGTTTGGGCTCGTGCCTGGGATTGGACACAAGCTTGGGCTTGAACTCGGGATTCTCGCCAAGCAAGTTCAGCATCTCATCCATCAGAGCTTTAGTTTCTGTCTCTTGAGCCACTTTTGCTCCCCTTTAAACCTTCTCCTCGTCAATCTTATGCTCTCCACACCAATCGTCAGAGAACAACACTGGCCAGCCCTTCATTGTCGGAGCATGCCGCCTGCAGCGACCAATAATGTGTCCTTCCCACTGCGGAGATCTTGTAAGCTTCTCGACGAAGTACATACACGTCCCACATCTCATCTTCGTACTTCTATGCTTCCAGTTGTCTTCCATAGTCCGTCTCCCTTAATAAATCTTAAAATCGTTTCGCGCATCATATCGCTTTCCATCTGCTGTCACGAAGGAGTGACAGTCGAGGCCCCTTAACACTTTAACCCTTCTCCAGATCTCACGATTCCTAGTGTTGACCGCCTTCTCACACAAGACTATGTCCTTCACTGTCACTGGCATGTCAGGCCAAGTTCTTATTGCCTGAAACTCTCCTCCTTCATCCAAGGTAAACGAAGCAACCTCAGTATTCAAGAGCAGAAACGCTCTTCTTGACATCTTCCACGCCATAATCTGTCTCCCTTTAAACCTTTCTCATTATACCATGCTTCACTATACCACAATCACACGCCAGTTGTCAAGTTATTTTTGGGTGGAAACTGGTCTAGATCTTCATTACCATTCATTTGTGGAGGCGCCACACGCCTCGCAAACTATCGCCAACCCTGGCCTCTTCTTCGTTCATTTTATGAACACAGTTAACCATTGCCACCGTGAGTATGGCTCACAATTTTGTGGGATTAATATACCTCACACATTTTCTGTAGAAGCCTTCGCGCGCGCTTCCAGGCCTATTTTCCCCTTTGGATTTCTCATGATGCGTATGACAATGAATTATTTCCTTGACATTTGGACACAGTACGGTATGATGGAATTGACAATGCAAGAGGCATTGTTAACGTTCTTTGATAATTGAATATCGCTCGATCGTGTCTTGTGTGTCATGCAGGAAGGAAGGTGAAGCATGGTAGACAAGAAAAGCATAACAAAGGTTTACATAGTAATGGAACACGATGTAGATTCCTATGCAGGGAGTTATCTCGTGGCCGTGTACGACACTAGACAGAAGGCCGTTGATTACATTGACGGCCGCCGCAATGAAGACGACGAATGGGAACGTTGGTATATCGTTGAAACAGAACTCCAATAACATTCAAATTGCATGGCACGTGAGGCACGATCGAATTGGTAGGTTAGGGTTGCCTCCAAACAACGAAGGGAGGATTAATTAACATGAAAAAATCCAAGGTTTGTAAGGTATCCGGAGGCAACCTGCCGGACGGATACGAGGCAAAGATTGACGTCACGATCGATTACAGTGATGTCAGTGAGGAAGTTATCCTTGACTGGGCGACCTCCCACGTAATCATAAACGTACAACGCGTACTCCGTGGCAAGAGCACAACAGAACTAAACCAGTTGGCGAAGGACGGATACGAAGTTAAGGCTAGTGCTGCAGGACGTACGACGGTTGACCCTGTCACGGCATACAAAGCTAAATTTAGTGGAATGACCAAGGAAGAGAAACTAGCACAGATCGCCGAACTAGAGGCGATTGCCGAGCTTGAAGACTAACACTAATCGGCAACCCTAACCAAAAACTAACAAGAACTATAAGGAAGGGAGGTGAAAAGATTATGGTGCGAGTGACAAAAGACGGCAGGACGGTAGAATGCTTGGGAGTGTGGGCAAGCCCGAAAGGGCGAGCCTTCAGGGCCCTAGACAGGCCTTCCACTGCATGGGGATACGAAGACGAGCCCTTCGTTCCCACAAACCGGCAACTTAAGGACCCGACCTTCGTCAAACTAAGACTCAACGAAGGTTGGAAGGTAACAGGAAGATAAAATTAACCTTGGGCGGGCCTGAGTGCTCGCCCTCAACAAGGAAGGGAGGTGAAGAACATGAGAACGTTTTGGATAGTCAGCTTCGGCATCACGCCGGAGATCATCAGTGTTCCAGGACCGTGGGTAACGCGGCAGCACCTACCAAAGTCAGCCGTAGGACCGTTTTGGTCTTACAGGGAGGCGTTGTCAATGCTATACTTCTGGGCGAAGTAGCAAGTGCAAGCAAGGCTTGCAAGAAAAAGGGCCTAGGTGGTAAGAACTGCCTAGGCTTTCGTGCGTTTGGACTGTTTGTATTGTTTGCATTGTTTGCAACGTAACCCTCTCAGCCCTGCCTTCCCATTTTTGGCAAATCCATAGTTCAACTAGTAGTTAGTCTGAACAACTGTGGTCAGATCTAAGGCTTAGGGCCTTAAATCCACAAAAAAAAATATTTAAAGGAAGAAGGGAAAAGAAAGAGAACTGTTCTCCCCCTCTTCTCGTTACTTCGTTCATAAAATGAACATAGTTGAGCAGGCCTGACACTACGCGGTTGTTAATGGAGGGAGGGAGGGGAGGGAGGGTTACATCGCAATCAATACATACAAACACACACACAACACCACAAGTCAACTCAATACACTCACCCAATTTCCACCAAATATTAGCTTGAAAACTACGTTCCAATATGATATGATAGTCTAAACAATGAGAAGGGGGTGTATCATGTATCGACAAGAAGCAAACGACGCAATGGTTCAGACAAGGGTAAAGAGCACCACGCTGGCCACAGTAGCACGATTCTTCGCTCTGAAGGGCGTGATAATAATGAGCAAGAGCTTCCTCATGCGCCTGGTCTTGGAGCAGTTCGAAGGGATGCTGATCAAAAATGGGCTGACAGAGCGCGTGACGGATATCGTAGACGCACGTAGAATCTTGACAAAGCTCGGGCTTGAGAATCTGAATCCTGCCGGACGTCTAGGCAGGAACTTTATGGAAGAACAGCAGCGTGCAGTTTACGACTTTGAAGGTTGGGATCCTTCGGAGCTGACCGCGCATACAACTAAGGCGAACATAAACAAAGAGGCTGAAGAGATGGAAGAGCTAGCAAAAGATCCAGCGAGACTACTGCAACGCATGGAGGAGCACCTAGCTCCACGCGTCGACAAACAGGCCGCACGCTCGAAGGCCGAGCACGACGAGCTTGGCAACGTCAGCGACGTCCCGGTAATAGAAAAGCCTGAAACTTCCTGACCTCAATATTGTGTAGAACGAAAAAAACATTTGACATCTGCATTTGATTATGGTATACTGAGTCAAACAATCAAGAATGGAGGAAAGTCATGATAAAAGTTCAAAAGCACTGGCAGGGAGAACTTCCCTCCAAGTGCGATGTATGCGGCGGGTCGCTTACGCAAGGATTCGTCGATGGTAGGACCGTTTACGGTCCTTGGGCTATTATGTGTCCCAGATGTCACTTTGAAGTAGGCCAAGGGGTCGGGCTCGGCAAAGGCCAGCAGTACAGTGCTGAGGGCGTTAAGGTCGCAGGATAGTCGTCAACATTTAGGAAGGAGGTGCTAGTGGGAAAGACGAAGTACAAGGGAATGCGTATAAACTACCAGCCTGGCCAGAAGGTCAAGGTCATGCTTGGCCACGACTGGTACGACGCTGAGGTAGTGAAGAGCAATAAGAAAACTGTGGTAGTGAGAACATTGTTCTCGAAGACAAAGTATCGACGGGTTCCGGCCGCAGAGAAACTGGTCGAGAACGGCGGTGTTATGGAAGACATCGCCCTAGGCCACCCGAAGGCCGTGCTTGAATCTTATACCGTCAGTGGAACAAAAGTCGTCAAGCTGCCACGGACAAGAGTCAAACCGACAAGTGAACCAGAGCCTTCTCCAACGCCAGCACCACAGGAGACGGTTGATGAGGAGGCTCTGGCTCTGATCGTTGAGGAACAAAAGGCCGAAACCAAGTCTGAAACGGCCGCTGATGTTCTGGCCGAGTTGGAGAAGATGTTAGAATGAAAACAAAGCCAGCTCAAATAAAGTGTCGGTTCTGCGACTGGAGCACGAACAAATGGAGGACAACGAAGCGAGGCAAGCGCGTGGAAGGATACACCAAACTGCGTCAGCATGTAGAATTTCACCATTCGGAGAAGCTTAAGGAGATCAACAGTCGATTGGAGACCTAGTGTTGAAGGGGCGTCCGGGAACTTTTATTGACTCTTTCCTCCGCCCGGGCGTTCTTTGAGCATTTGCTCAAGGAAGGAGGTGAATAATATGGAAGGATACATAGTCCAGTGGTACGACCCTGCAACAAAGGCCTGGAGAAATCATGGCAAGTACACGACCGACCAACTTAAAGCGAGAGGATGGGCTAACGCACTATTTAAGCTCAAGGTTGGCGGAATGGCCGTCAGGGTTAGACACGAAGAAACTATCTACAACATCAAAAGTGTGAAGGAGGATCAACATGGCTAAAACTAAACTACGACGTCGCCGTCGAACGCCGCGCAAGCCTAAGTTTCCAATCTCCAACATAACCGGCTTCCCTGCGGGAATGAGCCACGCGGACCTGCGCAGGAAGTTTCCTATTCTCAGGGCCTCGATTGCCGAGCACATTTTAGCTGACCGCAGGAAGATCCGCAACCTGATAGTATGCTTCCACTATCTGCCGTTCAAGGTCAGATACGATGGATTTTAATCAACTTCGTTCATAAAATGAACATAGTGGGAGGAAGATATGTTCGTGTATATCGTCGTAGACTCCGGAGCATGTTTCATTGTAAAAGTCTTTAAACATAGAATTCACGCTGAGGAATGTTGCGAGGATCTTGACCCAAACTGGGGACAGGATTCCCTCGTCAGCAACTACCAAATCATCACAGGAGTGTTGGAAGAGAACACGCCGCGGAGGGAAATATGAAAGCATCAGAAGTCATAGCAGTCCTAAAGCAGTTCCCAGGATGTGAGGTCGTAACCCAAAGTCCAGATGAATACGACGAAGATGGAGAAATAACTAACTACTTAGACAACAGTGTGCTAAAATCGAAGGCGTGCTTCGAGTCGGAGGGAGTAGTGTTTATCATCTTTGACAATGAGGAGGTAGAAGTGTACGATGTCTAACATGAGCTGGCATCAACGAGCTATGGACTGCCAACGGCGTCACGCAGTGATCTACCCTGAGTTCGTCAAGGCACGGAAGCGATATGAACGACTTGATCGCTGCTGTACTTATTGGGCAAATCGCGCACTGGAGGCAGACCGTAGGGCAAAGGAAGAGGAAGGGAACGTCACGTTCGTTCCGGCGGACGAGACGAAAGAAAGTATAAGGAGGGCCAAGGAAAGGTTCCAGCAAATGTTCGCGAAAATGTCGAAAGACCAGCAAGAAAAGCTGATCGCGGACCTTATGAAATGAAAGGAGAACAACATGAAACTAACTCGCAAGTTCACACTTGAACGGCCGGCGCGCAAAGCCGGTGGAGACAGGTACGCAGAGGAAGAACATCAAGGCGTTCAGCCGATGATGGGCATTGCGTACGTGAATCAAGGCGTGTCACGAACGGGAGGCATACCTGCACCAACCTTATGGATTACGGTCGACACCGAGCAGCCTAGTTATTAGCACTAGGCCGTTTCCGTAGTATTACGATTGGCCATTCTTCGGAGTGGCCTCTCGCAATAAAACGGAAAGGAGGTGATAAGATGGAAATAATAAACTTCAGAGGCGCAAAGGCGCCAGCTTCGTATCTGGGAGACGGTGTTTATGCTATCTTCGATGGCTTCGGCATCTGGCTCCACATCAACGATCACGAAGCGCCAACGGACAGAGTGTACCTCGAGCCTAAGGTGTTTCGAGCACTGCTGGAGTTCGAGAAGGTCTCCAGAAGCGAGGAAGTGCTGGAACGTTGTCAACAAGAAACCTAGACAAAGGGAGGTGACAAGATGGAAATAATTGCGGACTTAATAGAGTGCCCTAAGTGTGGCAACCGCGCCGTGGAGCTCAAGGGCTATTTGAAGGACAAGTGGCTCGAGACCTGTGGCATAGAAGCGTATTGCGACAAGTGTGAGTATTGCTTCTACCCTGACGAAGACACAGAGGACGAAGCCACTTAACTTTCACATTCGCTGCACTTACCTACAAGAAAGGAGAAGGAAGATGGCAAAGGATCATGAAGTAGAGAAAGTTTGGGAATCAAAGGAGGGACTTACTTGCGTGGTGATAATGACGCGCTTTGGACATAGATGTGGTTACGTCGGCGTCCCGACCAAGCACCCACTATATGGTAAGGCCTACGACAAGAGCTGCCGTTGCCTAGTGAAGCAGCTGGAACAGCTCAAGCAAGGACCTATTGGGAAGAGGGGAATCATCCCTGTGGTCTGTTGGGACGGGAAGAAAGCCACACCAGAGATCGTCTTCGACGTTCACGGTGGACTCACGTATTCCAGCCGTAAGAAGGGTGATGATCACCCCATTTCGCAACGAGGCACTTGGTGGTTCGGCTACGACTGCGCCCACGCGGGGGACGCCAAGGATCTCAGCGTCGCCGATGAAACAATCAGGGAGTTAGAGGCGAGGTTCCCTACTGGTGGAGTGATCAGGACACTCGAGTACTGCGTGGCCGAGTGTGAGAGTCTGTCCGAGCAGCTTGCAGCTGTTAAGAAATGAACATCAACTTCGTTCATTTTTTGAACAAAGAAACATTAAACTAAGTCTGCATTAGGATATGTATTTCCACCAATTATTACATTGACAACTAACTAACATTGTGATATGATGCCTTTGTCATATCATGAGAAAGGAGGCAAGACATGAACTAATCTAATCTAACTGTTCCTTCCAAAAAAACTAAAACCTATCAACAAGAACCTTAACAAGGAGAACAAATCATGACAGATACAGAGGTTAAAGCCAAGAAGAAGGTTGGCAACGAAGACAGAGAAGCTACAATTTATGTAGACTTCGGTGAGGATCTGGAAGACGCCATCACCAAGTTCGGCGAGGGCGTTGTGTTTTCAAACTTCAAAGCCAGTGCGAAGATCACGGCTCAGGCCGCGATACGGCGCTATCTTGAGGCAGGCAAAACGGCTGAGGAGATTGTCAAACTTATGGCCGCCTGGAAGCCAGGTGTCGCTATCGAGCGCGTAAGCGATCCAGTCGCCGCCTTCAAGGCCAAATTTGCAGCAATGAGTCCGGAGGAGCAGATTGCTGCTCTGGCAGACTTGAAGAAGGACATCAAGGCTGCCGGAGGTGGAACGGCAGACTAAGGCTCGCTCAACTGACAATGAAAAGGGTGAGGGGTAACTCCCTTGCCCTTTTAAATTGTCTCTAATTCCCACAACAAAATAAATAAGGGAGAAGAAAGATGAAAAAGGTGAAGAACATACGACAAGCATTCAGTATTATGAAGAAAAGATTTCCTGATGGCTACGTAGCAGCTAGAATGGAGCTGCGTGCGTATCCTGGATTGAAGGACGGAACCGACAGACGAGTGTATACCGAGTCGCCAAAGGAGGAAGGAAAAGACTACGGAATCGCAGGAAGCGGCGAGACTTGGGACGAGGCCTTCGCTGAGCTTGACGCAAAACTGGGGACTTTCGATGAATAGCCACCAATGGACTAGACGCTCCGGAATAATGCTATGTTATCCGTTCGAGGAGAAGCGCCTCGCTCGATGGAATCCGCCCTACTTAGTCCAACCGAAGTTCGATGGCGAACGGTGTAGGGCAGTCCGCGTGGGTGGAGCGTACCTTCTACTGTCAAGTGAGGAAAATGTGATCGTATCCGTGCCTCACATCAACGAGGCAGCAGACAAGCTACTAACTTCCCATGAGCTTGATGGTGAGCTCTACGTTCATGGCTGGTCGTTCGAGGAAATCCACTCTGTCGTCAGCCGCACCAAGAACCTCCATCCTGACTATCAGGCAATAAACTTTCATGTATTCGATGTAGTCGTCGGCGGTCCGCAATACGTACGTTCAAAGGTAGTCCCGGAACTGAACCTAAAGCCGCCGCTGTTCTCAGTGCCAACCGTTCCGTGTTGGACACTCGACGACATCATGAAAACCTACGACCAACTGATCGAGCAGGGCTACGAGGGCATCGTTGTACGACACATCGACAACGAGTACATCCGCCGTCGCTCACCATTAGTGATGAAGTTCAAACCTAAGAAGGATAACTTCTATGAGATCATTGACTACAAAGAAGAGATTGACAAGGAAGGCCATCCTAAAGGAAGGCTTGGCGCTCTCGTTTGTCGCGGTTCCGACGAAACGATCTTCAGTGTTGGAAGTGGACTTACAGACGAGGATCGTGAGACCATCTGGAGCACCAGGGAAGAGCTTGCTGGAAAGCTCTGCCACGTCCAGTACCAACATCTTACACCAGGAAAGGGCGTCCCGCGCTTCCCAGTGTTCATAAGTGTAGTTAACAAGCCAACAGAAAACAGGGAGATGCCGCTATGAGAGGAGCTTACCACCCACGCGCCACGGAGGAACAAACCGCGCGGATTCTAAAGCTTAAAAAGCAGGGCCTGAGCACTGCCATCGTTTCTCGCCGACTTGGCCTTTCGGTGTGGACGATTAACTCTGTGGTAAGGAAAGAAAAGGAGAAGAAAGATGAGAAAGGTATTCGTAGTCAACCGCGGATGTCACGATCACTCGGACGCTGAACGCTTTGGAGAACTCGTGTTTCTCTCCGAAGGCGCGATTAACCGCTACGCAGTAGCCAACATGTATCGAGAGTTCGTTCAACAACTGCGGAATTCTCAGGAGGAAGATTTCCTTCTAATTACTGGGCTTTCCGTCATGTCTTCGCTGGCTTGCTCGATCTTCGCCCGAATGCATGGAAGGATCAACTTGCTTCTTTACAAAGCGTCCAGAACACCAGACGTGGAGGGACACTACATTGAACGAACAGTTATGCTTGATGAACTTCTAGGAAAGGGGGTGAGGGAATGAGGGACGTCATCGACTCCATAATCGCGGTCATCTTCTTCGCGATGGTCGTCGTTGTTGTCTGGTTGAGTTTTTCCACTGTAGGCCTTAGGGGTCGGATTACTAAGTTGGAGTGTCAAGTCAACAGCCTTCAAAAACTGCAACAAGAAAAGCTAAACGCCTTCTCCAAGGACGTTCATAACATGACCGGTGTTATGGAACTATTGGAGACACAAGCAGAAATCTTACAAGAAGTAGAAAGGAGAACAAGATGACGCCCGAACAAGCAGCGGCATATGTCCATGCTCAAGCAGCCTGCGCAATGGCGGAGCTATTCTCTATGCTCGCGGCCAACACGGAGCGGCAGAGGCAGGGGCTCTCACCTACCTATGATGAAGAAGCGTTCATAGCACTTCAGAATAGGTACTGTATAAGCCACAACGCCGTATTAGGTCTCTTTCAATAAACTTACATAAGGAGAACAAGATGAAACTAAATCAACAAAACAAGCAATACATTGACAATCTATCATATGGCCAGCTACTATCACGTTGGAGGTTCTCACCTATAGGAGATCCGTGGTTTCAAGGTGAAACTGGAAAGTATTGGTCTGAGAGGATGGCGGAACTACAGGCACAAGGCGCTGACCACGTGGGAACATCAAAGGCCTTAGGTTGGACAACATGAGGAAGCACGAGATGATCTACCTAGATAATAAGAATTTCAAAGATGTCATAGTCGATCACTTTGAGCACACGACGAAGACAGGATGGGGCAAGAAGGAAATAGTAAGGGAAATCAAGGACCTATGGACACGATTCCTTGAACAAGCATTAGAAAATTTAGAAGGAGACACAAGATGAACAACTACCCAATACCTACACACCCTACGTGGAACGTTGTAGATCCTAGTAAGCTAAACGACTACCTCGAGTGTCCTCGAAAGTATTTCTTCGAGTACATGCTCGGGTGGAGACCGGAGGCCCCGAACAACCACCTGGTCTTCGGCCAGGCCTGGCATATCGCGATGGAGCACTTGCTTCTTCACGGTTACAGTGCTGAGTCGATCCGCGATGCACAGGAACTACTGCGTGTCCATTATCGTAAAGAATTCCCGGAGGAAACGGATGAACTCTTCGCACCTAAAACTCCAGATCGAGCGATGCTCGCCCTCGCTGAATACTCGGTTAAATATGAACGAGACCTTGACGAGTTCGAAGTACTATACACTGAGATTGCTGGAACTGTACCAATCACCGATACTAAGATTATGTTCTTCCGTATGGACGACATCCTCAGACACAAAACCAAGCACTATTACTTTTCACTCGAACACAAGACTGGAACCAACTTCACTAACCAATGGCAGATCCAATGGCCGTTGAGCATTCAGATCGGCACCTACATTCACTCGCTTTACTGCTTGTATCCACAGAGCGAGGTCCGTGGTGTTAAGGTGAACGGAGCGTTTTTCAAACGAACCAAGGCGCCGTTGTTCGACTTCGAGCGCCTGGCGGTCTGGAAACTTCCTCACCAAATGAGAGCATGGTATCAGACCGCGCGGCACTATATATCCGAGCTTGAGGAGGACACCACGCTTCTCAGTTACGAGACTGACTCTGACCCTGTGATGCAGTCGTTCCCTATGCGACCAACAAGTTGCAGCAACTGGTTTGGCTGTCCTTATCATGACTTTTGTCTCACCTGGCCGAACCCACTTCAACACTGCGACGAGCCTCCATTAGGATTCAAGATTGATTTCTGGGATCCGAGGTCGGAAGAGATGCGGCATCAGATGGAGTTCAAGCCTTTGCGGATGATTGAAGAGATGTTGGAAGAATTGGAGAAGAACGATGAACAATAAACTAGAGCAAGCAATAGAACTACTAAGAAGATGGGACGACGCGGATGTCCCGGACACATTCTGGAATAGTCCCGGGGCGGACTTCAGTTTGCCACTGGACACTAATGCATTCCTAGTGGAGGTGGACGATGACTGATGAGCAAATTCTGGCCGAGGCCAGACACATACGTGAAATGTATAATAATGATGCTAAACAAAAGTCCTTCAATGCATTAATCCTTGGTGAACTTGGCTCGGGGAAGACGTTCATACTCCGTACCGCTCGAAAGCCTGTTCACATCGACTCATTTGATCATGGAGGTACCAAGTGTCTGCAGGAGTACATCGACAAAGGAGAAATCGTTGTTGACACTCGCTTCGAATCCGAGGATCGACTTGAGCCTTCCATGTACCAACTGTGGAAGACTGAGTTTGAGAGACGACGCACAATGGGTTACTTCGACAACATCGGTACTTACGCGATCGATTCATCGACGTCGTGGGCCGAGGCGATTATGAACCGAATCCTGCAAAAGGCTGGCATCGCCGGCCAAGCGCCACGTTTCACCAAGGATTATACACCTCAGAAAACTGAGATCTTCAATATGTTGTCGAGATGTCTTGACCTCTCATGTGACTTCATTCTCACTGGTCACCTTGAGCAGTACGAGGACGCAGTTGATAAGACCATTCGTTATCGCTTCATGGTAACAGGTAAGGGGACTATTATCATCCCTACAAAGTTCGACGAGATCTACGTCCTCGTTCCGAAGGAAACTAGTGAAGACGTCAACTATCGTCTGTTAACCAAGAATACAGGCACTTATACGGCCCGATCTCGACTGTCAAAGGGAGGCCTGCTGAAGACATATGAAAAGCCTGACATCAAAGAAATCCTGCGTAAGGCGGGAATGAGTACAGAAGACAAGCCACTGCTAGCTTGAGGAGAACCGTTATGAAAGGAGGTGAGCAATCAGAAGGCTAAAGGAATCCTGTATAAAAGCAGGAACAGAGGCAAGTGACAAATTACTATTAACACTAAAAATTAAGGAGAACTAACTATGGGATCTTTGTTAGACATTGGCGAGGGCGTCGATGGCGCTCCCGAGCCAAAAGCGGTTCCAGCAGACGAGGAGTACAAGCTTAGGATTATCGCCGTGACTCACGACATGGACAAGAACCAACATCCTTACCTTCTACCTCGTTTCGATATCGTAGACCAGCCGCTTTCAAAGGACTTCACGAAGTTCATTGGACTGCAGCACGACGATATGAGTGAGAAGGAACGCGTAAGGGCTCGATCAAGCCTGCGGGTCTTCCTCGAGTGCTTTGGCCTTCCAACTTCGGGCCAGCTCGACGTAGAAGACATGGTCGGCAAGACCGGATGGGCTATTCTTGGCCTTGAGGACAACAAGCAATACGGTGAGCAGAATTACGTGAAGAAGTTTATAGCTCCCAAATAAACAGGAAATCAGGCCTCCGACCGGGAGGTGGATGAAAGGAGCCACAACGATGGGAGCCGCGCGGCCCGACACTACGGAATACGGGAACGTCCCATTTTAGTTGGAGGCCTGAGATCACAAGTAGCAGAACGAGTGGGCGGCCAGGTGCTCCTAAATGGCTAGTCGCTACCAAACCTTATTTAAGAGGGATGGAGGTCTAGAGGAGTGAATATTGCGACCGGTCTCCCTACCGCCGCCCACTTCGTTCATTTTATGAACATAGTGGGTAAGGAAGCCAGTTTTGGACTTCGGCTGGGGTCAAGGTGGCGAGGGCCAGACGGGAACGTAACAGTACCGTGATACACGAAAGTGCGCTTGGCCGAATCGAATTCCTGAGAGAGCCTCTCGCCAGGCTAATCTCTTGCCTTACCCACTTCATTCATTTTATGAACAAAGATGGAGGGACCTCGAATGGAAACTGAAAAACCTTACCGGCCTCGTCTTTCTATCGAAATCACAGAGGAACAGAACGCAGACCTCAGGGCTTTAATCCCTTGGGGAGTCAAGAACGCTTTGTTCTCAATTATCATTGACGACGTGATCAAGAAGCTCAAGACACATGGAACGATGTTCATTAGCGTTGTGTTACAGCGGAAGATCGAACTCGATGACTATGTGGAATTCGAGGTTAAAGAAAATGGCCACGATTGACAATCTAGGTCTGTCGGTCTCCGAAATGACCGACGAACAGCTCCTTGAGCGCTTGAAAGAAATGCGACACTCACGACGCACACACAAGGCTCCTATCAAGAGAGCTACAAAGGCCTCAAAACCAGCAGAGCTAAGGGTCAGCAGCCTCACGGGAGACCAGGCACAGAACCTGATAGCTGAACTGGAGGAGATGATGAAATGAAGGTTTACTGCAAGAAGTGCAAATACATCCTCGGACCTCCTCACATGAAGAAGGACGAGTCCTTGTGTTGCGCCACGGAAACACCAATGACACTTGATGAATCTGACTGGTATGAAGAAAAACTTATGATCCTTGCTGAAAACAGGGTTTTATGTTCTCAAAGAAACATGCTTAACAACTGTGTATATTATGAGGAGCAAGATGAGAGTTGAAATTGTAAACATCGATCGCATAACCGTCGCCGATCGACATCGAAAAGACTTAGGAGACCTACATGAACTCGCACGATCAATCAAAGAAAAAGGGCTTATCCAACCGATCGCGGTCGAAGACACCAGGGACGGAACGTACGCTCTCCTCGCGGGAGGTCGCCGCCTTGAGGCGTGCCGTTTGGCAGAGATCAGTACAGTCCCTGTTAGAGTCTACGAACCTGGTCTTTCCGACCTGGAACGAAAATCGATTGAACTCGAGGAAAATATTAGGCGCAAGGACCTTGCTTACCAGGAGGAGGTCAACCTTAAGAGAGATATTCATAATCTCCAAGTTCAGATACAAGGCAAGAAGTATGGTGGCGACCGCACCGACCTCGAGCATGCGCTGGTTAGTGAAGGTCACTCTATTCGAGATACTGCAGACCTTCTGGGCGAGGCTGTCGGCACCACTTCACAAGACATCAAACTTGCTGAGGCGATGGCGCAGATGCCTGAGCTCGGCTTGGATAAATGTAAGAACAAGTCGGAGGCATTAAAGCTGCTTAACCGCGTTGAGGAAGTCGCTATCCGTGCTGAACTCGCCTCGCGGATGGTAGCTGCCACGAAGCGCAAAGACACCAAGCTCGCCGATCTTTATCTAGTTGGAGACTTTTTTGACTTAGTTCAGAAGGTGCCTTCTGGTGTTATGGACATCGTGGAAGTTGATCCACCTTACGGTATTGACTTGCCATCCATCAAGGACAACGTCGAGATGAGGCTTGACACTAGCTACACGGAGATTCCCGAGACGGAATATGTGTCGTTCTTGGAGCGTGTCATCGAAGAGTGTTGGCGGATAATGAACGACCACTCGTGGTTGATCTTCTGGTTCGGGCCTGAGCCGTGGTTCGAAGTGGTATTTACTATCATCCACCGTCAAGGCTTCAACGTACGCCGCATGCCCGGCATTTGGCTCAAGTCCGGCGTCGGTGGTCAAACTCGCCAGCCCGATGTTCATCTCGGTAGCGTCTACGAAATGTTTTTCTATGCTTACAAAGGCGACGCAACGATCAATATCAACAAACGTGGCAGATCGAACGCGTTCGAATATTCCGTGGTTCCTCCACAATACAAGATTCATAACACGGAACGACCGATTCCATTAATGGAGGATATCTTGTCTACTTTTGCTTATGAGGGCGCACGACTTTACGTGCCCTTTTGTGGAAGCGGTAACACGCTTCGTGCAGGATTGAACCTTAACATGTCGCCGATTGGATGCGACATTGGACAGGAGTACAAGGACGCCTATGTACTTCGGTTGGCAGAGGAGGGGCTGGTATGACCACAGTAGAATTAGTACCAGACGGGCCCGTGGACAGCGCCACCGGCGTATACATCGACATAAACATAGATCCAACGTTGGAGCAGACGATCAGGAACATCAGTGAGCTCGATGCGGAGGTCAAATCAGACGTCGCGGTCAGCTTCAGGGGCCGCGTGAAGAGGTATACCCTCCAAGAGTTTCTACAAAAACTCGGTTTTGGGGAGAAACCCGATGCACTTACAAAAAGCACTGAAGCAGAGCAATAGACGCTTGGCAATTAGAACGGACAAGGAAATATTTGGTCGACCTGAGCGAACGTTTATCTGCGATCTGTTCCAAAGAGCTATAATCCTTCAGCTTCGTGAACCTGCACGTGAGGCCCGTCCGGAAGAGTTCGAGGGGTTCTCGGACTGGAAACCTTTAAACGACTAGGCGTCTGTGGGAAATTGTGGAAATACGTTTCTTGCCGCCGCCAGAAAAGGAGACTTCAAATGAAACCTTGGGACGAATATTTTCTAGGCATCTGCAATCAGGTTGCAGCAAACTCTAAATGTCTGTCACAACGACGCGGCGCGATACTCGTTCGTGATCGTATCATCATTGCTACAGGCTACAACGGGCCGCCAAGAGGTTTTCGTAGGTGTTCGGACCGTTGGCTGGATTCTTTAGATCCTCTATACAACGAGGCAGAAGCACTGCCAAAAGGCAAGATTGCATCGCCCGTCACCTGCCCTCGTCACGCTCTCGGCTTCAAGTCTGGTGAACGCCTTGACCTCTGTCCTGCCGTACATGCCGAGGTCAATTGCTTAGCTGCTGCAGCCAGGGTGGGAGTGAACGTTCACCATGCTATTATGTACATGAACTGTCAGATTCCTTGCAAGTGGTGCATGGGCCTTATCATCAACGCTGGCATCGGTACTCTCGTAGTGAGTTCGCTTGAACCCTACGACAAGCTAACGTTGACCTTGGTAAGGGAAACCAGTGGAAGCCTGACCGTAAGAGATTACGATGGAAACTTCCTGCTCAATCTTAGCACTCCCTTACATCCGGCCGCACATCCACGATACCCAACGACGCATGAAGGAGACATAGAATGATCCGAAAGCCTGAAAACGTGCGGACGTGGGTAGGTCCTGCTGGCAGCCTCGATGCAAAGATCGCCATCGTCGGTGAACAGCCCGGCAAGCAGGAGATCTTCCACCGTCCACTGCCAACGCCATTCGTCGGGCCAGCGGGACGAGAACTTGACAAGTGCCTAGACTCAGCCAAGATCCCACGGCGGTCATGCTACTTAACAAACGTGATCAAGGATCTCGACCACCCACTGCACTACTATATGAATATCTCGGGGAGGAGCCCTGTCATTACTGAGGCAGGGCAAGTGTACATCCAGATGCTAAAGGAGGAGCTGACAGAATGCAAGTCGAATGTGGTAGTGGCTACGGGGAACATTCCACTGTTCGCCTTGTGCAATCGGACGGGAATAACGAAATGGAGAGGATCGGTGCTGGAGTCTACTTTAATTCCTGGCCTCAAAGTCGTGCCGACGTTACACCCTGCTACTATCATTCCTCCGAAGAATGTATACTTAAACAAGAATCTCATCACCCTCGACTTGCAGCGAGCCAAGGAAGAATCTGCCTACCCTGAAATCCGTCGCAAGGAACGCAAGCTACGCATCCGCCCGTCGTTTGGTGATGCTATGTATTTCCTTGAACGATGCCTTCAGGTAAGTAAGAAAGGAGGAATAATTGACTATGACATCGAGATTTACAATGAGGAGGTGTCTTGCATTAGTTTTGCAATCGGTCCTGCGGAAGCTATGTCGATTCCGCTCGTGGACGCATCAGGAGATTACTTCTCCATCGAGCAAGAGGCTGATATTTGGAGAGCCATCGCTGTTCTACTCGAGGATAGAAACCTATGGAAACGAGGTCAGAACATTGCATTTGATTCCCACTTTCTCCTTCGTAGACCTGGAATCAAGGTGCACTCCCTCCACGACACAATGGTCGCACAAAAGACGTTGTTTCCTGATTATCCTATGGGACTTGACTTCATTTGCACGATGTATACTGATATACCGCACTACAAAAATGAAGGAAAAAAGTGGTTCAAATCTGGCGGTGCATGGGAAACGTTATGGCAGTATAATGCTACTGACTCCATCGTCTGTGCGGAAGCTCATCCTAAACAAGTACACGACCTTGAACGACAAGGTAACTTGGCAACTTACGAGCGTCAAAGAAAGATCATCGAGCCATTGGTCTACATGATGGAACGTGGCATTCGCGTGGATATCGAGGGAATGAAGAAACTGGGAGAAGAATACGAAAGAAAAATCGAAACAGCGACGGAAGAACTTAGAAGAATTGTAGGTTTCGACATCAACCCAAATTCACCAAAACAACTTGCAAACTATTTCTACGGTACGAGAGGCCTTCCTGCTTACCGCAAGCGGGGTGGTGGAGTTACGACTGATAATGACGCGCTTAAGCGACTTGCTAGAAAAGGAGTTCGCGAGGCCTCCCTTATTGGGGAGATCAGGAAATATACAAAAGCTAGAGGAAATTATCTCAATATTGAAAAGGTCGACCGAGATGCTAGAATCCGCTGCAGCTATAATCCAGCCGGCACTCGATTCTCAAGAATCTCATCGTCTAAGAACATCTTCGGAACAGGAATGAACATGCAGAACTGGCCTCATGATCTGCTACGTTTCCTGTTAGCCGACGAAGGCTATGTACTTTACACTGTTGACCTCTCCCAGGCTGAGAATCGCATCGTAGCATATGTCGGGAACGTTACTCCAATGATCGAGGCGTTCGAGGCTGGAAAGGATGTGCATCGACTTACTGCGTCATTGCTTCTGGGCAAGCCAGTAGACGAGATCAGCGACGTGGACGGGTCCTCGCCACTTGGCAATGGAGAACAATCGGAACGCTACTGGGGCAAGAAGGCTAACCACGAACTCAACTATGATCTCGGCTACAAGAGGTTTTCCTTACAGTTCGAACTGCCGGAAGCTCAAGGCAAGTGGCTTGTCGAACGCTACCACCTTGTTTATCCTGGCGTTCGACAGAACTACCACGCAATGGTGAAAGCCCAACTAGCCAAGAACCGTACGATCACGAACCTCATGGGACGCAAGACGCTGTTCCTCGACGAGTGGGGAGACAAAACCTGGAAGGCAGGGTACTCCTGCATACCTCAAGGCACGGTTGGTGACGTGATCAACGAGCGAGGACTGAATTACATCTATTATGACCAAACGAGATTCAAGTCCGTCGAGTTGCTGACCCAAGTACACGACTCAATTACCTTCCAGATTCCACTGGCCACCCGATGGCAGGAGCATGCCTACATGCTCGATCGGATTAAGCACTCACTCGAAACTCCACTCGTGTGGAACGAGCGCGAGTTTGTAATACCTGTTGATATCGTGATGGGACTTAACTTCCGCAAGGAGGAGGGAGTTAAGATTAAGACCGTCAACGCAAGAACATTGGAGGAGGCTTATGACAAGCTTAGTATCAAGACTCGCGAAAGCGGTTAGGAAAGAGATAGCCATTTGGTCTATAACACAACAGGACATGAAGAGAATAAATGAAGCTATAATGAGTCTACCTTTGGAAGGTGTGGAACCACGCGTAGCAGTATATAACATGCATCTACAAGACGTGCTCTGGACCTTCTGGTTCGGAGAACCTTTACACAAAGAGGAGGCATGCTATGATTCTAGGAATACCTAGCGTTCCCGGATTCTGGTCGGATCATTATGCTTATTCGGACAGCTAAGAGGCCATGCCAGAAACTGTTATACGTATGATAAAGCATAGTGCTACTGACTTCCCGACAACTACTCCATGTGACATCGTAATAAAAAGGAAGATAGCTTGGTTCATATTCATCCAATGGTGTTAGACGAAGACGGAAACAGACATGATTTTAGTTAAGCAATATTAGGAAAGGAAGGCTTATGGGAGACTTGTCACAACTACGAAACCTTTATAGAGGAGGATCTGCTATGATTCTAGGAAACAAAACGCTGATGTGTCCCAACTGTAAGGACGACCCTATCATAATCTCGACGAGACTTGGTTGGAATAGTCGAGGTCCCACTATCAGAATCAATCTGACGTGTCCGAACTGTGAGTGGAAAGCTAATAAGGAGATATCACTGCTACGAATGATGGAGCGAACCTCACTATGTCCAGCGAACGACACCTCGGAGATTGGATCGAAGGATTTCTAAGATTTACGAACAACACCGAACCCCCAAGGATGTTCCGTTTGTGGACGGCGATAAGTGTTGTTGCTGCTTGCCTCCAGCGCAAGTGTGTTCTGCACTGGGGCTCACTCGACTTTTATCCTAATATGTACGTAGTGCTTGTTGCGCCATCTGGCAAGGCTCGCAAGGGAACTGCTATGATACCTGGCCTCAAACTACTGCGTGAGATGGGCGTGAAACTGGCATCAAACTCCGTGACACGCCAAGCGTTGATAAGAGACTTGAAGACATCAAATGAGACGGAGGTCGATCCTACCACTGGAACGATGGACATTCACGCGTCGCTAACTATATTCAGCAAGGAGCTGACAGTCTTCCTTGGCTATCAAAACAACGAGCTCATGACTGATTTAACAGATTGGTATGACTGCGACGACGATTGGGTCTATCGAACTAAGCACGAAGGGGTGGACGACATTAGGGGAGTGTGGGTCAACTTAATTGGAGCGACTACTCCTGATCTTATTCAGTCTGCCATGCCACTGAATGCTATAGGTGGCGGCCTGACAAGTCGAATGATATTTGTCTACGAGCAACGGAAAGGCAAAATAGTCCACACTCCCTTTTACACACCGGAAGAACTCAAGCTCCAGGAATTGCTGATGGTTGACTTAGAGCGGATAAGAATGCTCAAAGGGGAGTTCAAGGTGACGCAGCGATTCCTGGAAACTTGGGTCGACTGGTACTCAGAAGCAGACGCAAGTCCACCGTTCGAAGATCCACGGTTCGCTGGATACTTCGAGCGCCGCCCGACGCACATAATGAAACTGTCAATGATCGTGAACGCCTCACGTAGTGACTCGATGATGTTGGACAAAGAGGACATCGACAGAGCGATAGAAATCTTGAGGCAGACGGAGGTCAAGATGCGCTATACGTTCAGTGGCGTCGGCAAATCGTCACTGGCCAACACGCTGTCGCAAGTTATGGCGGAGATCTCGACCAAGAAGGAAATTAAATACGACGAGTTGTTATCACGATTTTATAATGACGTTGATAAGTGGGGAATGGATAAGATCATTGAAACGATGAGTGCCATGAACTACATCGACGACATTCCAGTAGCACCAGGCGGGAGGACTATAAGATTTAGGGAAGGTGGAGCTAATCCACTTTACATAGAGAGCGAAATGGATAACTTCGTTCAAAAAATGAACATAGTTGGGGAGGAGAAAGACGATGGACAAGACGGAGAGTGACAGTATACTTGCCTCGGAAGGTGAGATCACTGACTTCGAATTCTATCCAAGGGGCTGGAAGCTGTTGCAGCTTACCTTCTTGGAAAGGCCCAAAGGGATACGCCAGTGGACTACTGTTCTATGGGGCTTCGATATATTCTTATGGCGCCTTCCCCTTTTGAAAACGATTCTGGCCACCAACACCCTAATGTGGATTGTCTTTGTATTCTAAAGGAGGAACAACCATGAGTGAAGACATATTGAAGGAACTAATAAGAACTGGGCAAGTAACCCAGGAAGCAGTCGATCGGACGAGAATGAAGGTCGACAAGACTCTTCAGGCCTGTGCGTTCACACTTCATACGCTAATGTGTAACAAGGAGCATGAGGAGGACCCTGAGATGCTACTTCAACCTGGCTCAGGCAAGTGCAGATGGTACGTGGAAGAGCACTTGGACACCACGTGGAGTACTCCAGAGCATGTCCGTTGGCTGGACAAGACAGTGAAGGTAATGAGGGAGTTAGAGATATCTGAATCAGATGACATGAGAGAATTTCTACGGAAGCTTACTGAAGTCTCGGCTGCAGTCAACGATCTGATCACCCAATACCCAAAGTCTTTCAAGCTGCTGGAAGAGATAGCTAAGGCCAAAGCATAATTGAGAGACTGGGCAGACAAAAGGAGACTACGCACCTTCGGCCTTATCATCTGCCCGGTCTTTCCTTAGGGCATCGTTTCTAATGTCTCCAGTCCCTTGAGCTCTTTCATCTTCGGCTCAGGCGGTGTGTACGTTCCCACGATCTGACCGTAAAGACTCTCACCACGCTTTCGAGCCCTGACCACCTTCCCCGTCTGTGCTGTACCAGGAACGCCTAGCCACTTGCCGCCTAGCTCCCACCACTCTCGAGCCATAGGATCCTTTCTGATGAACTCCACTGACTCCTGAAGCAGCTCTCCGCCTGGGCCGAAGGGACCTTTGCCGTACCTGGCGGCTCCAATGACTGGAATAGGCTCGATGAACTCTTTACCAACGTTCCAAGTCAAGGAAGGAATGTCGTCTCCGTTTTCCAGTGACTCCCTAAACGCTCTAATTGGAGTGGGGAACGGAGACTGAATCTTTAGCACGTCTTCCATAAGTATATTGAACAACGTCGTGGCTGCCACGAAGCGCATAGCGTTTTTAAATGCAGGCTTGCTAAACGGCCCCTCCCTCCCGGTTCTCATGACGTCTTTGACTAGAAAGTTCCAATCGTTGATCGTAAAGGTCTGAAACAGTGTTAGAAACTTCCCTGCCACAGCTCTCTGAATCGGTGCTACGTCACCGGGCATAGCCGAGGCTTGCGTCCTGGTCACAACGTCGTCGGCATACGTTCTCGCTCTGCTTTCGCTGAACTTCATCGGCCCTTTGGCGTACTCGTAAGCTCCTTGCCAACAAGCTTTAGCAGTCTCCAGATCGAGAATCTGAAGTGGCTTCAGTGCTGCCTTCGCTGTTACTTTCTGAACCTCGCCGACGGCTCCGGCCCTGATGCCTCGTATGGCGTCCTCCACAGTGATGTCATAAGTCCTTTGGAGCAGGACCTTTGATTTCCTCATGGCGAAGTTGCGCCTCTTCGGACTGAGCAAGCTTAGCACTCCTCTCATAGCGTACTCAAAGCCTATCTCGGCTACAGTATTTCGCAGTGCTGAGACCTGAATCATGGCTGATCGTACATTAGCTCCAAGGACTGAGGCAGCTAAGTTGCTGTTGATCCTCATCATCAAGCTTTCAACTCCTGGAGGAAGCTTGAATGTTGGAGACTTCATCCCCGCGATGTGGTTGTTCCACGAGTGTAGAGCTGCAGCCAGAACTGGATTCTCGTTCCTTAACAAGAACGGCTTCCCCGACACCGGATCAGTAATGGAAAGCTGCAATTCTCTCATCTGAGCAATCAAAGGTGATAGTTGGATGTGCCGGATAGCTGTATCCTCGTAAATCTCCAGCACGTGAAAAGGATCCATCTCCAACCGATAGCGAGCATTAGAACGTGGCTTGGCGAAGCGAAACGGTGTCGCGCCCATCTTAATAAAGTGGGCGTTCAGGATGTCAACAGGCATGTCAAGCGGCCTGGCCTCAATTCTTTCCAACCACGACAAATCACGAATGAAAGTGAAATAGTTTTCAGTGTAAGGAAACCTTGCGTACCCTGTTGAGTCGTGTGTACCACGCCTCGTAACGAGCTCTCAAAGCGTCGTAAGCAGCCCGCTCCTTGGGAGACAACTTCGGAAGGTCCGCTTCTTTATATCCCATATGCTTCAGCTTGACCATTCCGCCTTTTTCACTGGCCACAGCGTGAATCATGATCCGTTCACGTTCCTTGCGCTTTAGCCCTTTGCTGATCTCTTTCCGATCCCTTCGGAACTTTCTGATCATCTTCGCGATGGCAAACTCACGTGCGTGATACTCATGAACGGTCAAGTCCAGGAACGCTTGGCCGCCGGCATCCTCAAATGTCCGAATTGGATTCTCGAACCCACGGTGAAACGTCGTTTGGTCGAGCTTTCTGCATCCCTTTAGAATTTCGAGCTGTGCTTCGTAAACAGGAGGATAAATTCTTCCTTTTACCTTCCGTTGCTTGATAATTCTGCCCTTGTCAAGAACTTCTCTGACCTCAGGAGTGAGCTTCTCACCAGCACGTCGTTTGAGTCTGCCTGCCAAAGCTTCATACATCGCCTGGAAGCCTCCGATCTCGAGTGCTACACCGGATCTAGGAGGACTTGTATGAGCGAAAAACGTGTGCATTTCCTCCTTAGTGTATACTCTCAAAGGGTCGCCTTTGACGTCATATATATCCATAAGCATTTCGCCAGGTTCTTCGGAAAGCTTCCTCAGCCTATCTCTTTGCCATTCCGAGAGTCTAGTATAAGCTCGCACATTTATAGGCCCCCCCTTTTCGTACCGGAAGGCCTCTAGCATACCCGTCTCTCGAGCTACCTGGCCAGGAATCGCGGTGTCTCCGAATACGTGTCGATCCACTCCCCAATGAGTGCCTCCTTCCGGCCTTCTTAAGTATTCTCCAGACCTAGTTATGTAAGCGGCCTCATCAAAGGTCTTCGCCTTCCCGAACTCTCGAACGAGCCTCTCTTCTAGTCTCCTGCCCGCTTCAGATATCATTTTATAGAACGCTTGCATCCCTCCCATTTCGAGCGTTACTTCAGGTCTGGCCCTGAACACGAACTGCCCCGGAGCGTTGGGATTCTCAACAACTTCTCCAACCTCAGGGTTGAGCTTTCTATAGGTCTCCGCGACCTTTGCCGAACTGAACCCGCCTTTGTCAGTCGGGTCGATGAAGGTCTCACGAACGCCTTCCTTGGTTACCATGCTTATCGGAGCTTCAGGGTCTGGTTCTGGAACGAGATCTGCCTTCCGTCGTGTGTCAATGATCTTGCCCATGAGCTCGTCGCCCCACTCGCGGTAGCGATTGAGCTCGAAGCTGTCAGCAAAACCTGCGTCGAGATTCTCCTCATAACGCGAGGTCAATTCCTGCATCCTAGTGTAAACCTCATTCAGGTCTTTAGAGTCTTTCAGGATCTTCTTGGCCTCAGCTTCTACCTCCTTCATCGTGACAGTCTTCCTGCCTTTGGAAAGCTTCATCTCAGTAAGAGCCATTGCCACAACTTCCTCGGACATCTTCACATCCTTGGCAATCTCAGAAGCGTCCTTGCCTTCATTGAAAAGTGTACGGATTTGATCAGAGATTTTGGGTGGCTTAGGAGCAGGTGGTGGAGCAACTTCAGGAGCGACCTCAGGTGGAGGGGTAACCTCGGGCCTCATATAGCCCTTCCATTTATTTAGAAGAGCCTGGGCCTCTGCTCGATCAGTAGCCGTGTCTATCCACCGCCATTTCCCAGTCTTCGGGTTGTATCCCTCTATTAACCAGTTCGCCTGAATAACTTGCTTGCCCTTCATCGTTCGCCACACACCGACAGGGATGTACTTTCCATACTTGAGCAGGTCGGTTCCCTTTAGCAGGGTTACATCTATCTCGTGAGGTCCAGGACCTTCTTTAATTCTGAAGTCAGTTAGGACCTCGCCGGTCGCAGGATCATACACCTTCTCTCTTAGCTTGACAACCTTTGGAGCAACAAGCCCTTCCTCCGAGCTCTTAACCACTCCGCTGACCGGCTCGACCTTTGGCGGAGTCGGCTCGGCAGCCACTTCGGGCTCTGTCGGCTTGAGCTTGCCTCGTACCAAGTCACCCGTCGAAGCGTCTATTGCCTCCTTCAAGTACTGTGCAGCCATAGCGTGTGGCCAAGCCTCGTCAGCCTTATCTTCCGCACGAAGCTTCTCGGACTTCTTAATATGATCTCTTCTTAGCCTCTCCATTCGCTTTACCTGCTCTGGAGTAGCCTTCGAGCCAAAGTCTATGGCCTCTTCTGGGGATTTGAATCTGGGAATCCTTGACACCTTCTTAATAGGTGCCTTAGGCTTGGGAGTAATTCTCTCAAGAATCGAGTCAGCCGTGCCATACTCCCTCAGCTCGGCAAGTTCCTCGGCAGTAGGAGCAATCTCAGGAGCTTTTTCTTCTTTGAGTCTCTTAGCTCTGATCTCTGCCTCAGAAGGAAACTTTGACTCCACTTCCTCGGCGACCTTCTTAAGATCCTCAACGGTCGGCTTGGCACCTTTCTTAGGAACAACCTTACGAATGACCTCCCCAATAACCTTGAACATCCCGAGCTCTAAAGCAGTTCCCAAAACCGTTTTAGCCCACAGATCGAGCTTCTCAGCAGTGTCACTGGAGATGTTAAACAACGGCTCGTCAGCCTTCTCGTCCTCCGTGATAAATCCTAGGAACATCCTATCAGCAGTAGTCCTGGGCTCGGTAAGAACATTGATTATGTCTTGCGGCGCCCTGAATATCGGTTCCAGTGCTTCTCCGATACTCCTCGCAACAGTAGTCTCGGGCCCCGGACCTAACCAGGCTCCAGCTTTCGCAGCTTCAGCCTTGAGTTCTTCAGGTGACAAGCCTGCAGCAGTGCCTACAGCCAGACGCTCGAATTGTTCAGCCTTAGAAGGGATGTATCCAAGCGCTCCCTTTCCAAGGTGAGCTATTGCCTCAGCTATGTCGACTGGAACGGCAGCAGGGCCAGTTACTGGCTTGGTGATAAATGGAGAAGGAGTTATCGGCTTTCCGACAGGGATTCCCAGCAGCTCCCTGGTCTTCATCTCCTCGGGGGTCGGCCTGGGAAGTAAAGGAGACGAAACCTTCCCAGGCACCTTCTCTTCTAAGCCCAACTGACTTAAAAGAGACCCTCGTGCTTCTTTTCGGGGACCGAGATTTAGTTGTTCCAACAAGTCTGGCATTGATTACTTCTCCAGTTCGTAAATCTGTCTCAGCACTTCCTCAATCGACGCCTCGTTATCCGTGGCAACCCTCCGTACGTCAGCCATCGTGAGCTGCTTGCCGTTTTTGTCTAGCGGCAGTCTCACCTCAACAGTTTCCTTCTTATCAGGCCAGAACTTCCTCGCTGTTTCCATCCAGACGAACCCAACATTTCCTTCAGAGTTACGGTTAACGAAGTCCACAAGTCCCTTAACACCTTCATTCTTAGGGTTCATCCTGATCTTCGCGATGTAGTCTGCTACAGTTCTCCCTTTAGTGAACTCGAATCTCCTCTCAGGAAGATCACTGACCTGGACTTCTCTACTGGGCACTCTCTCCGTGTAGCCTGCAGGTGGCTTGGTTCCCGCAGCGACCGGAAGGATGTCTTCGGTCTCTGGGTTCCTAAACCAATCCCCTTTGAAGGTGTCAACGGGAATTCTCTTAAGTTCTTTCCTTTGCTCGAACGTTAACGGTGGGGCAGGAAGAGGCCCGCTTACTTGCTCCATCTTGCCTGTCATGAGGTTCGTCCGAAATACTCTGCCGAACTCATCCGGCCCGGAGACTCGCCATTGCTCACCAGGTTCTGCAGCCCCAAGCAGCTCAGTTTCCCGCCTTAACTTCTCAGCCGCCGCCTGACGATAGAGCATATCATAAGCCTGACCGATAGTCGCGGCCTTCATTCTCTCGACGTCGGCTTGCTGACCCATAAGAGAATTAATCTGTTCAGGCGTCAATCCCACCAGGTCGGCGGTAGTAAGTCTGTTGGCCTCGGTTGGGTAAAAGGGATGTTGGCACTTCGCCCGCCAGGCCCTCCGATTCCCAAGGATGGCTCTCTAGGCTGCGTCAGTGGTTCCCTGGTCTGTAGCGATTCTGGCGCTCCACCTGCAGCTTCCATACCTCCTATAGCCAAAGGTCCAAGTTCCCAAAAGTCCCTATCCGGAGTAACGTCAAAGGTAACCTTATCCTTGCCAATCTTCATTCCTAGGAGACCTGGCACTTTCTCCGGAGTTGGGCCGCCACGCATCAGGTCGATCATGGCTTGTGTAAGAGCACTTCGTCCAGCTTGGGCCTTCGTCGCGGCCTGAGCATACTTACGTGACTGACCAAGTCCGCTAGCTAGCCCACCAAGTTGGTGCTGCCAAGAAGTAGGATCGGCAGCCGAGAAAGCCTGCGCTCCTTGACCCAACATCATTGAGATCAGGTTCCAATCTACACCTTCACCACCAGGCGTTACTTGTGGAGCAGGCCCCATTGCCTGACCTCCCATAAGATTCATCAAGTCATAGTTAACTGGCATTTAAACCTCCTTAAAATAGTCCGCCTGCAATACCGAGGACGGCACCTATACCTGCACCGAGAGCAGGATTGCCAAAGGCCATTCCGGCCTGCGCTCCCATGGCCGCACCTGATAGAGCACCACTGAGAACAGATTGTGTCTTGCTCATCTTACCAGTGTCCCTTGAAACGACCCCACCTCCAATGCTCGCTAACATCGCGGCACCATAGTTAGTCATCTCAAGGTCCCACTTGGCATCCATCTCGTCATACTCATAGTTCTCACGAGTCTCTTCACCCTTGGCAACGATCTTAATTCGCTTAGTGTCAGCTACCAATCGGGCCACGTCGCCTTCGTATCCTACGCGTTGTAGATGAGATTGAAACACGAGACTGACACCTGAAGTAATCATCTCGTTACGCTGACGCTCCGTCTCAATATACAACCGCTTGCCAAATTCGGTGAGATCACGCTCCTTCTTCGCATACAAATCCGCCTGACCGATGACGAACGAACTAGTCATTGCGGCACCGATATCTCGCATGCCGCTCTGTAGCTTCGTGACCATATCGTCGTAATCAGCGTCAAGTACGTCAGCATAAGCAGCAATATCGGCGTCGATTTTTGTAGTGCTAATAACATTGTCGTCGACTTGGTTCTTAACTGCTGTGGAGTATGACGCATAATCGGTTGCAACACTGATTGCATCGACAACTGTGTTGAAGGCTGTGACTGCCGCCTCCATCGCGGTAATGTCAGCGTCAGGATCGTAGGCAACTGCAGTAGTGTAAGGTGAGTTTCCAATCGCTGCGTCCATGTAGCTATCAGTGTCATCAAGCCACGTGGAGTGCTTGGTTTCCATGTAGGCAGGGTAGCTAACCTTACCACTTCCACCACCGCCACCACTTCCACCACCGCCTTTACACTCGGTGACAGGACCGACGTAGTCGAACGACTCTTCATCAGTCACCTCAAGCGTCCGTATGTTAATAACGACTTTAGTATAAACTCTCATTTGGTTCCTCTACGTTCATTTTATGAACAAAGTTGATTAAATTGGCCAGGTCAGAAACACGTACCGAGCCTCGCCGTTCATTAGCTTCGTCAGGCCTACAATCATAGGCACGTCAGAGTAGGCAATGGCTCTATTGCATCCCTTACCTCTACCATAGTCCAGCAACGCTTTCAGGCCTTCTGTCCATGTGCTCTCATGGGTCTCACCTATCGCCCACAGACAATAAATAAGCAGGTCACGCGTGCCATCGATATCGTCCTCGACTATTCTTGTAAGAACAGCTCCATCTACAACAGTCTTGTCTCCACGTCGGTAACTAACCCACGCTTGCACTCTACCACTGAGAAGCCCGGCCAGAATTCTTTGCGACCTGCCTGGTATTCCTAACGGCAGTGTGCTTTCGATCCCTTCCTTGATGTCCTCCCAATATCGAGGAACCTGGTCAGGCATAAGCAACAGTAACATAACGTCTCCTTATGTTGTACCATACACTCCTCTAATCGTCTGCTTGTCGACAAGCTTGACTCGCATCTTGATGTAGTCGATGTTTGCCGTGCTGTCAACGTAGGTTGCTCCCTTCAGTTTCACTCTAAACTCCGTGGCCGTGACGATTGGCGAAACAGTTCCCTTCGGGCTCAGCTGTGCATAGTCCAACGAGTTGAATGAGTCACGATCGGATTGGTAGTCAGAACGCCAATCCACTTTGGCCTGAAGAATGTCTCCAGCAGCGTTGTAGTAGTTAGCTCCGAACTCCAAGGTTTCAAGAGTCTTCAAACTGCGCTGCCCAAAGTCCAAGGTATCTGTGGTAAGCCTGATCTCCTTGTCGCCTCCGTCCTTGAAGAACCCTGCCAAGGTTCCCCTATAAGTACCGACGGAAGTACAGTATTGGTCAGTAGAATAAAGCCCGTACTCCGTGAGCACATAACCGGCGGAACCATCGGAGATATACAATCGCTTGCGGTCTGCACAGTACGACAACTTAACGATCCCACTTAAGTCCTCCAAGAATTCCTTGTAGCCTAGCTTCGTTGGCTTATAATCAGTGCTACACATCCAGAGCTGGTCGCGAGTGTCTATCCAGAAATGAATATTATCACTTCCATCCATCATCGAGCCTTGCCCGATACCTTGTCCACTAATGTGACGCATCGCGTAGGTCGACACTGGCTGCGACTTCGGCTCGAGCAAGGCTATCCCACCGTCTCCATAAGCCATGACTCCACCGCCGAGTTTCCGCACACGAAACACTTGACCTTGTCCCCACTCACCCCAAGGCATATGTCGATAGCCTGAAGTTCTGTTGAATCTCTTTGGTCCTCCGGGCGTAACCGCAACTTCACCCATACGGAAGTCGAACTTCCCAATCTCACTCCAGGCAACGGTATTGTAGGCCATGTTTGCGAAGCTTGCGTCGTCCCCGTGCTTAATGCCTCCAACGACTAGTTGCCCATTGAAGTTCGTGGCGCACGCATAAACCGGCGAGTTGGTACTCGGCAACGCACTCACCGTGTCCGTGCCAACAGTCTTTTCCCAAGCGTCCACAGTGATAACGTTGCCCGAACGAGCATACGTAGTAACCACATAAAACATGTTGAAATCTGCGACCGTGATGAACTTAATATTAGCCACAGCGCCAAGACTTTGAACTTCAGCAGTCTGCCAAACATTGTCAGTATCACAATAAGCCTCGTAAAGATAAAGGTTAGTCGTTCCATCCTTGATCGCAAAGATCAGGGTGTAGTATTCGAGAAAGAAAACTTGTGGCCAGGGCCACGTTGTGACACTCCAAACTCCAGTTCCTTGTATTGCATCTGCCATTGTTCACCTAATAGGTATTACAATAAAATCTCTGTGAATAAACGCCGAAGTCGTAGCTCCCTCCAACGTAGTAGAAGCCACACACGGCGGCAGCCACCGAATCGGAGCAACGAACGACCTGTAAGTCCGATCCGTAGGGACGCCTATTGGATCGTCGATAGGTCATATTACGTATGGCGTAATCACCCCAAGTGTCAATCAGAACCGTATGAAAGTTATAATGAATAGAGTAAGGATAAACGATGAAGAAGCAATCTTCTTGCATATTCACAATCGAAGGATGAGCAAAGTAAGAAGTCATTGCCCGAGTAGCTTCAAGAGTTAAAGTGCCATTGTCTTCGTCCCGAGAATAAACCTGTAAGTATCCCCCATTCAAAATAGCTTCCCATGCAAGAACGTAACCTATATTATCGTAAGATATCTTAACGACGTCTGCCGCCATTGCTCCATCGGCAGAGAAGGTCACAGAGTCTACCAAGGTCGCGGAGGTATGGACAGTCCACGTTTGAATCTTTCCCTCATGAGAGTCGTAACCTACGAACGCCAACGCCGTGTCATGAGCGTAATCACCTCCCACGTAGCACATAGAGATGCTACGCAATCTAGTATCATGAAACTGCTCCGTAAACGAGTTGCCGTCTTCGAAGTTGGTATCGATCGCTCCGGCAGCGTCCACACTGGCGCCAGTAAGATAACCGGAATCAGCTCGTGAATAAGCGACGCAATAAAGGCCTCCACCTACAGAGATGAAGTCCAAGGTCTTAACTTCAGCGTTGTAAAACTGTGCACTCTCAACCTGCGCCCCAATCGCGCCGGTGCCGGTTTGTATTGAGTGTGTCACTATACGTCCGTCACCACCACCGAAAGCTATCGCAACCATACCACCGAAGACGTGAACGATCCTAGGAGAGACGACCGTGGCGCCACCCGCGAAGGTAGCGCTATCAATAACATCGCTTATCTCACCCGTCGTCAAGTTAATAGTAAACGTCCGCAGCACTCCTCCATAGCCGTGAACTGAAGCGAATAGATCGTCAGAGATTTGGCATATATCAGAACCGTAGCTTGCCACGTAAGTGCCATGAGTAGCCAAACTTTGGCCCCCGTAAATGGGATCACATGAAAGCATGAAGTCCTTCGACACTTCATTACCACAAGCATCCGTGGCCTTTACCGTAACTATTTCATCCTCCGATGTATAAGGAGGACTAAGCACAGTGTCAAGGTCAGACGTCGGTGACGTTTGGATCGTCCAGCCTGTAGCACTGCCAACGAATTCCCACACGATGTCAGGCACACCTTTCTCCACTGTCAGGTCCATCGACGACGCTATCTTTGTATGCTGCTCCGCGATGTAGCTGAAGTCCGGAGACCAGCACCAACTAACAGAGGCTGCACATAGATCCTCCACAGTAACCGCTCCACACGACACTCCAGAGGCTCCATGCAGTCGATTTCTGCGGCTGTTAGTAGCAACGTAGTCCAAAGTGAGACCAGTTCCGCTGACAGTCCAATCGAACGGTGGACAACCACCATCAATAAAGAGCACAACTTCGCCTGGCCAAGGGTAGTCCCTTATCTCTGCTAGGGCCGTTTGTATAGCGAGTGCCAGAGGAACATCTTCACAGCACGTCGCAGCACCGTTCCAAGGAACGTCAATCGTAACCTCAAGCCCGTTAGCATCAGTCACAGTAACGACCGTATCCTGACCTTCGTCGGCACCTGACTCAAGAGTGTTATAACGTGCGCTGGTCGTAGCACTACTGAACGTAGCCCAAGCATTGTCCGATGTCCAAGTAAAATCCGGACAACCACCTTCGACATAAAGCACGACCGCGCCACTGCGACCAATTGAGTAAACGTTTAGTGGGCTGCTGATGAAGTAGTGCCCGGTCTCCTCACCACAAGGGTAGTCCTGAATCATTTCCTCATTCTGAGGTTCGCCAGAGCCATCCCTCGTCATAGCGGAAGGGGTATTAGTCCGCGGAACCGGATCGGTTTCACTACCTCCAACAGGAAACATAGCAGTAGGTATTCTGGTTCTACTAACCATCAGGTCACCACAATGTAATCATTAAGAAGTGTATCAGCATCCGAATCTAAGTAGCCTGTCTTCGTAAGCTTAAGTGTGTGCCCACCGACAGCCACATCATCGACATCAAGCTCACCGTTAGCGTCAGTCGTGCCCTTGTTTACACCGTCAATCCAAACAGTAACAGTCTGAAGCTCGGAAGCGTCGATGTAATCAGTAACATGAATAGTAATATCTCGTGTCGCGCCAGCAGCCGCCCACTTACCAAGCCCGCCCCATGAGTACGAGGTATTCAGATCGTTGACCGCCTTGTGAACCTCGAGTCCAGCCTCCGTCGGCATTAGATTATGGCACTCCACAAGGGCTTGCTCGTTGCGTGAATTGGAAAAGTGCTTACGCAGCCCACTGCGGAGGCCTCTGTCGAATGTGAACTCGAATTCCTTCACAGTTAACCTCTCCGCTTATCAGCCCACTCACCGAGGCCAGTCGGTTCCGGTTTCTTCCTCGGACACGGCTCGCCCGCCTGCTGTCGTCGACCAACGCTTACGTTCTGCTTCTGGAACGATCCCTTGTAAGGGCCCGTCCCATCACGTTTACCTCGTCTGTTCTGTCCCATTACAGTTTGCTCCTTTTCTCCCAGAACTCACCCATTGGTGCTGAGTGATGGAATCCTCTAAGTGTTTGAGCCAACCTAGCTCGCTTGCCCAACTTCCCTTTAGCTTTAGCAGCCTTCGCCAATTTCTTGGCCGGAATCTTCTCACCTTGCGGGACGCCAAGCTGCCTATGCAATGCTCCAGGATGCTTGATTGCTCCTGCGATCCATTTTTTAGCCATTACAAACTCCTCCGCTTCTCGATAAATTCTCCTAACGGTGCCGAGTGATGCTCGGCAGGTCTCCAATGAGACTTCTTGACTGCCTTGTCCCTTCCTAGCCGCCCCATAGCAATCTCGTAACACCTACTCATAGAATAACTGGGATTGTCTCGCTTTATCGAGGTAGCCACATCGTGGAACTTCTCAGTATGAATCCCCTTCCCGTCCGGCGGTGTCACTCCCTTCCTCCTGTAGATCTCCCTAATCCTCTTCGACATCCCTACCTCCCTCAATCAACGCTTCGAATTGATCAACTAGAAACTTGGTGCTGGCCAAATCCTTCGTCCCAATCTGATAAAGAAGGCCTACCTTAACACCAAGCGAGCCCTTTTCACTATCGTCGATCACTCGAACATCAAGTGAATCACCTTCTAAGACAGGAAAGTCAATCTTCTGAACTGACGCCCGTGGTCGAAGCCGAAAGCTCTTGGTAACCTTGTCGTCACCAGAAGTCAGTTCGGCAATCATGCGAGCATCCTTACCACATCTGTTAGCCTTTAGGGCGGCGTGTGTTATAACACCCTCCACAGGGAAAATAGCTCTCAAGACATTAGGATCTTCCTTTGAGTCACTACAATAGCCGAAGATCGGCGAGGCCGGGATTAGCCCAATAATAGTCTTATGAAGCCTGCGACTGAAGCGCTGAAGAATACGCTCGACATGCTTGAATTTCTGCTCGACAGTGTCACCCTTGATAGTAATTAAGCTCATGATTATCCCTTCATTTGGTTTACTCCAGAAGCCTGCTGCTCAACGAAGTCCCTACCAAGTTCACCAAGCTGCATGTCAATAGCAGCCAGCCAGTCCTTGGCGCCTTCAGTGTTGCGGTACGAAACTTCGAGCTTGTAACTTGCAGCTGCAAGAAGAGCCTCTGGATGATTCACGCTCCAATAGTTTTTGTCAGCGTCGTCGGCCAGCGCCTTGGAATACCACAGGCCCTGAACCTCGACGATTATTGCTTCGTCTGTCGGAGGCATCCACATGATACCGTTGTACTCGTAGTCATACTTGCTGGACTCAGAGTATGTAGTGTCAACGAATTTCTCTAGATAAATGGTATTGCTTTGTGGATGTGTTCGAATCAGTGCTGGACAGTAATAGGTCGGCACGCCACTGTCAGTGCTTCCAGCTGGCTCATTGTAATACGCACGAAATGAGTCGACGTCGCGGAGCTCCAATTTCTTACGATATTCATCGTTAGCCACCCAAACGTCAAGGACAGCCCTACATTCCTGAAAGACCTTGTACCATGTATCAGTCGTGGCATCCTCGTAATGCTTAGCCTTTGAGAACTCGTGCGTCTCACGTCGATCAAGCATTCTAGAGCCAGCCAGAATGTAGGCGTCAGCGCCGTTGTCTGCCCAGTCGGTGGTATCAACGACGAGGTCATAGCGACCAGTACGCTTAACGAAGAGCGTTCTTATGTCCTTTAGTGTGCCTGCCATTATGAACTCCTCTTGTGTTCCCTTCCTTCCTCTTTGTTCAAAAAATGAACGAAGTGGGTTTTACCCCACCTCGTTCAGTTAAGGTTAAACCGCGTTATCCTCGCCGACGCCGTTCAAGTAGCCCCACCCATTCGGGTGATGATACTCTAACCCGGCCTCAGTGAGGTACTCCTCGTCCGTTCCATCGCGCCGTGTCCAGCCAGTGTTCTGCTGATCTGATTTCTCAGAGTAGAACGTGGTATCGGTGATGTACCGATATCTTAGGCCTGAAGGCTCGAAGATCACCATGCTGTGGCGGTTAGTAGCCTCAAAGGAAAACAGCGGATGAGTAACCATGTTGATCACTCCAAATGGAGTAATCCATTCGTTCACGGCTAAGCCATAAGCCTTCGTCCGCGGGTTGATCTGAATGGTTCCATAAGTCTCAGCCAACTGGTTAATCCCAAGCAACGCACCGCTTCCGACGAACGCCAGCTTCTCGCCCTTGCCATACCGAAACATCTGCTCTAAGTAGTAATCCAACCAGTCCTTACCACTTTGCAGCCAGGTATCGCCAGAGTAGGTCGAGTTGACTTTGAAACTGTCACATACACCAACGTTGTTTGTACCGTCAGAGCCATACTGCAAGGCCCTGATCAGACCCATCGTAGTCCGCCTGGGCTTGCCGTTGTCACCCGTTCCAGACGACTTGATTCCCCACAAGAAGGCCTTCTCCATTTCAATGGAGTGAAGCTCCAAGCACTCGCGCTTGGCCTCACGATAAGCATCACCAGTTCTCAACCTGGTCAACCGTGCGGTTCGTGAGATGCTCAGGGGCGTCCGGAAGATCTCAGTGTAGTTCGACCACTCAACCGGATCGTAGCTGATCGCGTCGGGCATGTTAGCACTCTCAGCATTAGCGTTACCGACGACAAGCAGACGGTCAACGCTGTTCGCACCATAAGAAGAACTATCACTTGCGTTGTCATCAGCTTCAAGTAACTTCACACCAACGTTAAGCTGTGAAGTATTCACCGATGTAACCAGGCCGTTGAAGTCTACGTCGTACTGATCAGAGTCTCTACAAAGGACCTGATGTCCCACCCTGAAGTGAGTTAAGTCACTCGCGCTCATTACGAAGTAGATGGTAGTACCAGCAGCGTTTGCACCACTGGTAACAGTGCCAGTATTGTTCACGTTTAGCCAACGTGCCGTAACTGTACCAGCTTGCGATGGCAATAACTTAGTCCACCAATGAAAGACAGGATCATCTACCTTCTCCTCTCGCAGTTTCGAGAGGATTGCAGTTAATGGGGCACTACCATTAGGATAAAGGTAGAGGATCATTTCGCGCCAGTTCTCGGGACGCTGATTCGTAGCCCAGTCCCCAGTACCGCGCATTCCTAGAAATCCAGGATTTCCAGCCATTTCTACGCACCTCCAATAAAAGTTAATTTAGACTCGTTTCCGGTACTCCATAAGGTTTAGCAACGACAGTAATTCCAACAGACATCGTCATACCACTGAGCCTAAAGTCAGGAACTATGTTGCAGTTCTCTTCCTCAAGAACCTCAATGATTCTGCTCATACACCGCTCGGCCCGCGCCTTATTACTCCCCTCGTCTACCTTAAGTCCAGGAAACAAGTCGTGCACTTCTCCCATTGCCTACTCCTCCCGATCGACGACGAACTTCTCATAGAGTGAGAAGTGCTCGTCCATCAACTTCTTTTCGTCGTTCAGCTTCTTAAGCGCGTCATGGATTATGTCAGATTGCTTCTCACCGATCTGGATTCGCTTGTTCGACAGCGCCTCCTGATTCCATCGAACCTGGCCGCCGTCCTGGACGAAGTTAAGTTTCTTATGCTCGTCCTCATCAAAACTCAGGTTCTCTCGTAGCTTGCGCAAAAGTTTGATTGTGGTGAAGTCACCCTCCTTCGGAAGGATATTCAGTAAAACCAACCGTTCCATCACGGTCAGTTCAATTCCTAGTTGAGCAGGCTGTGCCTGCATTTGCTCCTTGTTCTCGTTTTCCATTGAAAAAATCTCCTTTGGTTAAGGTTGATTACTTGGCCTTCTTAGGCCTCTTGTACTCAGTGCCACACTTCGGACAAGCAACTCCGAATTGTTCTCCCCACGTCCTGAAGTAGCACTTCGAACACTCTTTGTATGGTTTAGCTTTCTTAGCCACGTTCACCTCCTGTTGAGGTTTTAGTTAGGGAGCCCGAAGGCTCCCGTTAGAGGCTTACGACCAAGTTTCAGCAGCCAAGATATACAGTGTCGGAGTGACACCCTTGACCTTTACAGGAATCTTGACATACTCGTCGGCCTGCGTAACCGCACCATCACCACTTGTCCAACCGTCACTCACTGTACCCTCGAAATCAAATGCATAAGTAACTGTGCCATCAAGATCCATAACAAGGGCAGTAGTCGCTGTACAAGCAGACTGATTCTTTAACTCCACAATCGCATCAGTATCCGACGCCGTGCCAGCGTTCGCTATGTACGCTACAATGGAGTCCCCGGTAACCGTTCCACCTGCCCCTTCTATCATTGCCTGCAGCGCACATACTCTATCAGACGTGATCGTTGCACCACTGGCGAGGTTAACGTAAGCAGAAACGGAAATCGCTTCAGTCGCTATAGAGTTGGTACCTGACAGGGTTGTATGACACTGAATACCATAGACTGCATCAAGACTCGACCCAATCACCATTCTAATAGCATCACCAGCAACGCTGGTCTGCGTAGTCGTCCCAGAAGTCGTTATCTTAGTGTAATATGCCTGATACCAATAAGCCACATTAGTGGTCATTGTGACGTTGTGCATCACGCCGAACATATTGGCTGTGGTCGGTGCAACAGCTATGCCAGTATTATAATCACCGATGTTGATAAACGAGTTAGTAACATCACCAGCTACTGGGTCCTCAGTAAACACTATTCCATGATCGTAGGTTCCACCGATACTGATTCCAGCTCCGTTTGTACCACCTAGTTTGAGGCCAGTGCCGAACGTCCCAGTACCTGTCTGAATGGCACTATCAGTGCAACTCCCAGTAATCTCAATTCCATTATCAGAAGCGCTACCAGCAAGCACGATCATATCAGCACCACTGAAGTCAGATGTAACTTCAAGCGCAGTTGTACCATCAGCAGCGATTGAGACGCCAGTTGTAAACGCAGTGTCGAGAACTAAAGCTCCCGAAATATCAACATCCCCGTCTAAGTTGATCTTGGTGCTCCCAGCTAACGTAATCGTAGGCTCAGTAATAGTCATAACGTTTGCAGAAGCGTTAGCAATGGTAGCACCGTTTCGCATTGTGATGTCGCCTGTACCATTGAGAGTTAACGCTCCAGTAAGATCAACATCACCGTCCAAGTTGATTTTAGTACTCCCGGCCAACGTAATTGTGTCTTGAGTTATAGTTAGAACGTTAGAAGCATCAGTGATGGTTCCATCATCATCTAGCGTAATCGCACCATCCAGAGTAATCCCAGAACTCGCAACCAGCTTGATCGTTTCATCTGTGAGTGTCATAACGTTGGAAGCGTCGGTAATCGTCCCACCATCCGAGAATGTGACACTATCCATCACCATCGCGCCAAGATCATCCTCGGTGTCACTGAGGTAGAGATACTTATCAGTACCCCCGATATTGACCCTCAGTGTTCTAGAATTAGCAGAAAGCACATGGCCGGCTCCAGCGGTCAGTCCGTCAGCATGAAAAACGTAACCCTCATCATCAAACTGACCCTTCGCACCACCCCATAAACCAAACTTCAAAAAGGCGATTGGATAGGTCGCTCTATCGCCGGCTACGAAGCTAGTAGGACAATTGAACTCACAATCAAGTGAGTAACAAGGTCCACCAATCGACGCGTAGCTCTTTGCAGGCATATTCATCTCAGCACAGATCGCAGCAGCCATACCACCTCTAGCATCGCCCGCATCACCGTAGTCAATCCGGCCTACGATAGCATTCGACCAATCGCCCGTATAATATTCAGACTCCAAGCTGACCCGAAGTGTCTCGTTAATAAGAGACATCGAGTTCGCCTGAACTGTATGAACTATATTAGCAGATCGAATAGTACCGGAGGTTTCCGACGATGCAGTGGCGATGTCAAGTCGGCCATCGTTCTTATAAACGGTCACGATCTTGCCATCAGAATCTATGCCTGCCTTCAACAGTTGTCCGCGAAAAGACATAAGTTTCGCACCTCCTAAAAGTTAGTTGTTAATTACGTAGAATTATCTACCACTAGCCACCACTTCAAACCATCACTGAAAAGCAGCACTCCATCGTCATCGGCCGTCAGGGTTTGGTTACTCCAGTCATAGGAATCATCCTGATCCTGGACGGTAACGTTACCACCATCGTCGATTAGATGGACAGCATAGAACTTACCAGCTGCTTCTGCAACAGGAGGAAGTGTAACTGTGAACGTGCCATCAGCAGTGTCAGTGTCTACCAGAACCACCTGCTCAAATACTTCCATGGTGTCGGAAGTATAAGAGGCGGATCTAACCCACTTAGTTACCGAAGTGTCACGTTTCACGAGACCAGCATTCAAGCCAGCCTGTTCCCTTTCGATACTCATATGAGCACCTCCAAATTAAGGTTAACGGTTAATTAAGCCTAGTCTCTAGGCATCAAGTCATCAATTTCTTTAGCCATCCCCGTGAGCTTCGCTCTTGCTGGCCCGCGCCGACGGGAACCTGTAGGATTTGCGAAAGCAGGATCAGGCGGTGCTCCTTGTGGAGTAACTACAGGCCTGCTAGGATCGCTTGCAGGCTTTGGCGGAGGCTCTGGCAATCCAAGAGCCTTGCGTGTGCGCTTTGCAGCCTCGTCAAAAACCTGCTTCGCCGTCCAGTCAGTATGCTCAGAATGAACCTCGTTAGCAATCATCCCGACGGTCCGCTGGACGACCCTCAAATCCTCGTTCTCCTTATAAAAGTCATCGACTAATCCCTTCATCGTATTATAGCGTTGCAACTGAGCAACTACGACCTGTGGAATAGCCAGTAATGATCGTTCCTGAGCCAGTGGAATGGCCTGCTCAACGGCCTTTAAGTAAACCTGATTAAGCACCCTGTTGAGCTCAGCAGGGTCCTCAATTATTCGTTCAATGTCCTCCTGCGTCCGACCTTCCAAGAAGTTAATCTCGTCGACCTTGATCTCAGTCGACGGAGTAACAGCAGGCTTCGGTTCAGCAGGTGTAGGCTCCCCTGGCTTCGGCTCTGTAGCTGGAGGGACAGGCGCTGCCGTCACTGGCTCACCACCAGAAATCTTCTCAATTCGCTCAAGTAGAAGCTTGTTCTGCTGTCGGAGCAGTTCTAGCTCAGTCGGAGGAGTTTCCGGAGGTGTTTCCTCCGGAGGTTTTTCCTCCGGTGGTGTCTCAACTGGAGGTTTCTCCTCAGAAGGCTTCTCTTCAGGTGGAGCCTCTACTGGCGGCTTTTCCTCTGGCGGTTTCTCTTCAGGTGGCTTCTCCTCGGGAGGAGTCTCCACAGGCGGAGTTTCCGTCGGAGGAGTTTCTGCCGGTGGTGTTTCCGTCGGAGGGGTCTCCTCAGGTGTTTCCAGAAACGAATTGAGCATTTCCTCAACGTCTTGTTTTACAACTTTCTCTTCCATAATAACTCTCCTTTGTTAAACTTCGTTCATAAAATGAACATAGTGACATTAAATATCCCTCACATCATCTTCTAGGTTAACTAATGTTACGTCAAGCAAGGCCAAAGTATAACGTAGCGCCTCTGCGTTTCCACCTAAACGGTGGAGGGTCTTGTCAAGCAGAATGTTATCAGCATCCTCCAAAGCAAGCTGGACGTCCTTAAGCCAGGCCACAAGTTGATTTTTGTAATCCTGACAAGCAGGTGCTTCCAGCCACTCTTTGAACTCCCTTGGGGAACTGACTAGTTCTACCTGAACTTTGTCAAACAAGGTCTCCTTCTCTTTTCCCACTCTATGCTCCTACTGGTACAAGGTTTCCGGCCTCTGCTCCTCTGAGTGCTACCTCATCAGGAACAACCCTAGCTGGCGGCGTCGTACGTTCGAAGTCACTAACGTTCTTAGCTCCAGCGTTACGAGCAATGTGTTTAAAGATTCGAACGATATCGAACCGTTTATCAAGCTCCGGATGTTCGGCAAGAACCTCAAACATTCTTATCCAGATGTCTGAAAAGTTGTTGCCTGGAACACTTCCGTCCCGAACCATCACGTCGTAGTCAACGAGAATGTCAAACGGTGTAACAGCAACCCTCCCACGCTGCATCTTCTCACCATACTCCGCAATCAGCTCAGCCTGCCAACGGCCAGTACACCTCACGAAGTTATCCATCGAGCTCAACTGCTGAGCATGTGAGGCGAACATATAGCCAAGGTCCTGCATCGCCTGCAGGCCGGTAAGTCTAGCAATCCGCTCCAACCGACGAATAGCTCCCGTTTGCGTGCCCTGAAACTCCTGACCAGTCAGGCGCTCCGGCCCACCTTGGCGCAACGAACCCATCATAGGATCATCAGCTGCCCCGATCTTCTGCATCCACTGAACGATGAATGACGAATCACCGATGTTCTGTCGCGTGATGTCGTTGACCTGAAGTTGCATAACGGCATGTTCCACGCCGCGGCCCCATGCAGGACGCCGCATACGAACCAACTTGCCAGGCTTGGGATCTTCCAAATCCTTAGCGTTGACAAGGTAAGGATCATAAACGATCATGTCGTTGATGGCCTTACGTACGTTCGCAATATGAGAATTGAACAACCAGTCAAGCGTGCCTTGCAAGCCATTTAGTGTTTCAATCCTTGAAACTGGAGTCGAGGTGTAACCATCTGCATCTGGTGCAGCAATGACGATCGGATACAGATTGTGAGTTAAGCCAAGTGGCTTGGCACGAATTACCAACGAATCACTGGCGACGCTGAATAACCACTTCTCAGGATACTCCGACGTTCCAAGACCATTGTCCCCACCGTCATTCCAATCCTTTGGAATCAAGTCGATATACATATTAATGACGTCAACAGGATCAGTAGCCTCGTGTCTGCCACCAGCCTCACGAATCGACATTCCCGTTTTCTCAGTACGCTTGGAAGCATCTTCTCCATACAACGAGGACTTCTTGTTAATCAATAGCTTCAAATAACGGACGTTGAAAAGGTCTGGGCCTGAGGCTTCTTCGTTCAACAACTTCACATAACTCGTACGATCTACCCATCCAGCATACTCGCCGTCTTGCACCTTCTGACACGGAACGTTCGGATCAGGCAGCCACAAGTATGGGTCGACGTTATCGAGCTTGTTGCCCTCAAACAACAGCTCACGTTCAGTAGTAGTCTTCTCACGCCGTGTGCCGATGAATGCACCAAGTGAGCCCAAGAAACCTTGTGCTCCCTCAACGGTTTTAGCTCCATAATGCTTGTACCATCCTGGAGCACCAATGCCGATCCCGTAAGCAAGTGAGTCACGGAACATCGTATGTAAGGCCAGAGCAACCTTCGTCTTGTTGCACTGAAGATTAATCATCAGCTCCAACAGGATTGCTCCGATTACATCGTCAGGTGAAACGCCCTCATAACGAAAGATCGGCTCCTCCAAGAACGCCAACACGAGGTACGTAAGTACCGTCTCCAGAATAGCATAAGAATATGGAAATACTATGCTAGTAGGTTTCTTTTTAGTCTCCTTAGCAGCCTTAATGTCAGTCTCTTCATAAAGCTCTCCGAGCCCACTCGTGTCAGGTTCTATGTAACTTGTGAGACAACGATCGATCTCGTTCCATGAGCTGAAACGGCTCTGCATCACGCGATGGCTGACGAGTGCACGTTGGAGAACTTCGTTTACAATAAAACGATGAAGGTCAGACTTCGGGTCGAGATTAAGCCCGTTTGGATAATCGTAATCGTAGCTCTCGTCCGCGTTCGTTATTAGTGTCCTGTTGGTCTTACCAACATCTCCGTAAACAATATTAGGCATTATCACTCCTTAAGGCAGCAACCTCTGTGCCAGTGCTCTCAGTGCTTTCATATCAACCATAAAGTTTTGTAAGGCACTTATCTGTTGAGATGTTAAGTGTGGTACTAAATCACCCGTTACACGGCGGAATATCGATCCATCAGATTGAAGTACCTGGACTTCATATTTTATTTCATCAGGATCACTCCCGTCATGGTCTATTAGCATGACAGCAATGTCTCCGATTGCTGCAGGCGTCTTTGGTTGTTCTGGTTCAAACATAATACCTCCTAGGCTATAGTACCGACAGGAATATACCTAGTCAGAGGGCCTGGTAGCGTCACCTTAATGTAATGCGTCGTCGTTAGTGTCTTCCCATTTGCTGCTTCTATTGCATTACCTTCACCGATAGTAGAAATAAATTCAATCATTTCTTCACTCACGTCTGCTTGATCAAGAGTTAAAACCGGGATTGCAGCAGTAGTTGAAGCTTGGTCTACATGGAGCTGAGCCGAAGCTGAAACAGCTCCTCCTCCTACCATAACGCCTGTATTATCTATATACATTTGGACATCAGTAGTAACTGAACCTCTTGTGCCCATTGATGCTGCTGCGTGAAAGTAGAGTCGTGTGGCCATATTTTCATTCGAAGCACCACCACCAAGATGAACCTTGTTGCTTGTACTGTCTCCCTTTCCTACTACCGCAACAAAGCCCTCCGGTTCATCGTCAGATAAGTATTCCCTTGTAACTAATTTTAATCTCTTTATAGTCTCATTGCCAAGCTGTCCAGCCATCCATTTTCCGTCAGCAATAGTAGTGTATATATTCCTTGAAAACGTAGCGTGGCCAGTTACTTCTATCCAGTTGTTGGAGTTGTCAAATTCAATCTGAGGACTACCATCACTAACTCCGATTGAGCCGTTGGCAGGTAAAATAAGACCTTTGTTTAAAGAAAATTTATCTTCTGACTCATCCCACTTCAGTGTAGGTGTACCAGTAACATCTACGGTGAAAAGGTTAATATCTCTATCTGCAGAATCGGAAGTGAATTTAATACACTGTTCACTTACGTCAGCCTGGTCAAGTGTTAAAACTGGAATTGCAGCAGTAGTTGAAGATTGATCTACGTGAAGCTTGGCCGTCGACAAGGCTGTTCCAATACTAACACTTTTATCAAATAAAAAAGCATCGGCATCCGGATCCCAATCAATCGTACCTGTTCTGTCTACACCACCATCATTCTCACCTCTAAGCCACAATCTAACATTTGCTCCATGCCTCGCATTATCCCAGGAAATCTGCAATGGGGTGGCAGCATCGGAGGATGAACCACTAAACTTCATTACCTCATCTGCTCCACTTGCTACGTAAAGTTGAAAAGGCATTGTAGGTGCTATACCAACACCTAACATACCTTCT